GTGCTAGGACTCATAGAGGGCAAGAGCCAACGGAAAGCATATATTGACGCAGGGTATTCGACTAAAAATAAAGGTGAAGCATATATTGATATGCAAGCAAGTAGAATAGCGAAAAACGATAAGGTTATGTCAAGGTACGAAGAATTGCGTCAAGAAGTAGCTGAAGAATCTAAATGGACACGCCAAAAGGCTTTTGAAGAATATGAGTGGCTAAAGAATGTAGCTAAGAATGACATTGAAATAGAGGGAGTGAAGAAAGCGACAGCTGATGCATTCCTCGCTAGTTTGGACGGCATGAATAGAATGACGTTAGGTAACGAAGTTTTAGCTAACAAGAAAATAGAAACTGAAATTAAGATGCTTGAGAAGAAGATTGAACAAATAGATAAAGGTGACAGTGGAACAGAAGATAAAATCAAACAACTTCACGACGCAATAACGGAAGTGATCGTCAATGAATAAACTTAAATCTTTATATACGGACAAACAAATTGAAATATTGAAGCAAACGCAAAAACAAGATTGGTTTATGTTAATTAATCACGGAGCAAAGCGTACAGGTAAAACAATATTAAACAATGACTTATTTTTACGTGAGTTAATGCGTGTGCGAAAGATAGCAGACGAAGAAGGAATTGAGACACCTCAATATATACTTGCTGGCGCAACATTAGGTACGATTCAAAAAAACGTACTAATAGAGTTAACTAACAAATACGGCATTGAGTTTAATTTTGATAAATACAATTCATTCATGTTATTTGGCGTTCAAGTGGTTCAGACAGGTCACAGTAAAGTAAGTGGTATAGGAGCTATACGTGGTATGACATCGTTTGGTGCATATATCAATGAAGCGTCGTTAGCGCATGAAGAGGTGTTTGACGAGATTAAGTCGCGTTGTAGTGGAACTGGTGCAAGAATATTGGTAGATACCAACCCTGACCATCCCGAGCATTGGTTGTTGAAAGATTATATTGAAAATACAGATCCTAAAGCAGGTATACTGAGTCACCAATTTAAGCTCGATGACAATAACTTTCTTAACGATAGATATAAAGAGTCTATTAAGGCTTCAACACCATCAGGTATGTTCTACGAACGCAATATCAACGGTATGTGGGTGTCTGGTGACGGTGTAGTATATGCCGACTTTGATTTAAATGAGAATACGATTAAAGCAGATGAACTGGACGACATACCTATCAAAGAATACTTTGCTGGTGTCGACTGGGGGTACGAGCATTATGGATCTATTGTGTTAATAGGACGAGGTATAGATGGTAACTTTTATTTTATTGAGGAGCACGCACACCAATTTAAGTTTATTGATGATTGGGTGGATATTGCAAAAGATATTGTAAGCAGATATGGCAACATTAATTTTTACTGCGATACCGCACGACCTGAATATATCACTGAATTCAGAAGACATAGATTACGTGCAATTAACGCTGATAAAAGTAAACTATCGGGTGTAGAGGAAGTTGCTAAGTTGTTCAAACAAAACAAGCTACTTGTTCTATATGATAATATGGACAGGTTTAAGCAAGAGGTATTTAAATACGTTTGGCACCCTACAAACGGAGAGCCTATAAAAGAATTTGATGATGTGTTGGACTCGTTAAGATATGCCATATACACACATACTAAACCCGAACGATTAAGGAGGGGGAAATGACATTGTATAAGTTAATAGATGATATTAAAGCACAAGGTATATTACCTAAGCATATCGAGGCTCTAATAGAGTCGCATAAAGACGATAGAGAGCGAATGGTTAATCTCTATAATAGATACAAGACACATATTGATTATGTACCTATATTCAAACGTCGACCAATTGAAGAAAAAGAAGATTTTGAAACTGGCGGCAACGTAAGACGCCTGGACGTGTCTGTTAATAACAAACTAAATAACTCGTTCGATAGCGAGATTGTGGATACACGTGTTGGCTATTTACATGGTGTACCAGTTACTTATGATTTAGATGAAAATGCAGAAAAAAACGAAAAGTTGAAAAAATTTCTAACCAACTTTGCTATTAGAAATAGTGTTGATGATGAGGACTCTGAAATAGGGAAAATGGCGGCAATTTGTGGATATGGTGCTAGGTTAGCATATATTGATACGAATGGTGATATTAGAATTAAGAATATAGATCCCTATAATGTTGTTTTTGTTGGCGACAATATTTTAGAACCTACGTACTCATTGCGTTACTTTTATGAAAAAGATGATGATAATGGCACTGATTATGTGTACGCAGAGTTTTACGATGATACTTATTATTATGTATTTCGAGGAGAAGGTATCGACGCTTTACAAGAAGTTGGGCGATATGAACATTTATTTGACTACAATCCATTGTTTGGTGTACCTAACAACAAAGAGATGATAGGAGATGCCGAAAAGGTTATTCACTTAATTGACGCATATGACTTAACAATGAGTGACGCATCGAGTGAAATTAGTCAGACACGTTTAGCATACCTTGTATTGCGCGGTATGGGTATGAGTGAAGAAATGATTCAAGAAACACAAAAGAGTGGCGCATTCGAGTTGTTCGACAAAGATATGGACGTTAAATACTTAACTAAAGATGTAAATGACACAATGATTGAGAACCATTTAGATCGAATCGAAAAGAATATCATGCGTTTTGCAAAGTCAGTAAACTTTAATTCTGACGAGTTTAATGGAAATGTGCCTATCATTGGAATGAAACTTAAGCTTATGGCTTTAGAGAACAAATGTATGACGTTTGAGCGTAAGATGACAGCGATGTTACGTTACCAATTCAAAGTTATTTTATCTGCATTAAAGCGTAAAGGGTACAACTTGGATGGTGATAGTTATTTAAATCTGATATTTAAGTTCACTCGTAACATTCCAGTTAATAAGTTAGAAGAATCACAAGTGCTAATTAACCTTAAGGGGCAAGTTTCAGAACGAACAAGGTTGGGACAATCACAACTAGTTGATGATGTTGATTACGAATTAGACGAAATGGAAAAAGAAAGTCTTGAATTTAATGACAAATTACCTGACATATATGAAGGTGACCCAAATGACAAATCCCAAAATAACCAATCAGAATGATATTGATGAGTATATCGAGGGTTTAATCTCTAAAGCAGAAAAACCAATAGAACAACTATTTGCTAATCGACTTAAAGAGATAAAACAAATCATCGCAGATATGTTTGAAAAGTATCAAAGTGATGATGTATATGTTACATGGACTGAATTCAATAAATACAACAGGCTCAATAAGGAGTTAACTCGTATAGGTACAATGTTGACTGATGACTATAGGCAAGTAGCTAAGATGATTCAGAAGTCACAGGAAGATGCTTATATCGAAAAGTTCCTTATGAGCCTTTATTTATATGAAATGGCGAGTCAAACATCTATGCAGTTTGATGTTCCAAGTAAAGAGGTAATCAAATCAGCTATTGAACAACCCATCGAGTTCATTCGTTTAATGCCGACACTACAAAAACATCGTGATGAAGTGTTGAAAAAGATACGCATGCACATTACACAAGGCATTATGAGCGGGGAGGGGTACTCTAAGATAGCAAAAGCAATACGCGATGATATCGGCATGTCTAAAGCTCAATCATTGCGTGTGGCTCGTACAGAAGCAGGCAGAGCGATGTCTCAAGCTGGATTAGATAGCGCAATGGTTGCTAAAGATAATGGGTTGAAGATGAAGAAACGTTGGCATACTACCAAAGATACACGTACACGCGATACTCATCGCCATTTAGATGGTGAATCTGTAGAAATAGACCAAAACTTTCAATCAAGTGGGTGCGTTGGACAAGCACCAAAGCTATTTATCGGTGTAAACAGTGCGAAAGAGAATATTAATTGTCGTTGTAAATTACTCTATTACATTGATAAAGATGAATTACCCACTGTGATGAGAGTGCGTAATGATGATGGTGAAAATGAAGTTATACCATTCATGAATTATCGTGAGTGGGAAAAACACAAGAGGAAAAAGAAATAATGTATCTATCGACCTTAGCATGTCGTTAAACTGCTTTTTATTATGCACTTTTCGGACTGTTAGGGTACGCGAAGGGCAAAAAGGAGTTTTGATATATGAATATCGAAGAAGTTAAGTCTTTTTTTGAAGAACACAAAGACGATAAAGAAGTAAAAGATTATCTAAACGGACTTAAGACGGTGTCTGTTGATGACGTTAAAGGCTTTTTAGATACAGAAGAAGGTAAACGATTCATTCAACCTGAATTAGATCGTTATCATTCGAAAGGATTAGAATCATGGAAAGAGAAAAATCTTGAGAATCTAATCGAAAAAGAAGTACAGAAGCGTAATCCTGAACAATCAGAAGAACAAAAACGCATTAGTGCTCTTGAAAAAGAGTTAGAAAAACGTGATGCAGAAGCAAAACGTGAAAAACTAAGAAGTAATGCATTGGGTAAAGCGCAAGAACTAAATTTACCAACCTCCTTAGTTGATAGATTTTTAGGCGACTCTGATGAAGATACTGAGCAAAACTTAAAAGCTTTAAAAGAAACTTTTGACAAGTATGTTCAAGAAGGTGTTGAGTCTAAATTTAAATCGAGTGGAAGAGATGTTAAAGAATCACAAAATCAAGATTTAGACTCTTCAAATGTAAAGTCCATTGAAGAAATGGCGAAAGAAATCAATATTAGAAAATAAAGTGAGGTAATAAAATATGGCAACTCCAACATACACGCCAGGCAATGTTATTTTATCGGATTTTAAAAACGGCGTTATTCCAGCAGAACAAGGTACTTTAATCATGAAAGACATTATGGCTAATTCAGCAATTATGAAATTAGCTAAAAATGAGCCGATGACAGCTCAAAAGAAAAAATTTACTTACTTAGCTAAAGGTGTAGGCGCTTACTGGGTATCAGAAACGGAACGTATTCAAACCTCAAAACCTGAATACGCACAAGCAGAAATGGAAGCTAAGAAAATTGGTGTAATTATCCCGTTATCAAAAGAGTTTCTTAAATGGACTGCAAAAGACTTCTTTAATGAGGTTAAACCTTTAATTGCAGAGGCGTTTTACAAAGCGTTTGACCAAGCTGTTATCTTTGGTACTAAATCACCTTATAACACTTCAACTAGTGGTAAACCACTTGTAACAGGTGCAGAAGAGAAAGGTAATGTGGTTAATGATTCTAAAGATTTATACGTAGACCTTTCAGCGTTAATGGCTACTATCGAAGATGAAGAATTAGATCCAAACGGAGTATTAACTACGCGTTCATTCCGTAGCAAAATGCGTAACGCTTTAGATGGCAATAAACATCCATTGTTTGATGCAAATGGTAATGAAATTATGGGACTACCTTTATCTTACACTGGTGCTGATGTGTTTGATAAGAAACAGTCATTAGCTTTAATGGGTGACTGGGATTACGCACGTTACGGTATCTTGCAAGGTATCGAATATGCAATTTCAGAGGATGCAACTTTAACAACATTACAAGCATCTGATGCATCTGATCAACCAGTATCATTATTCGAACGTGATATGTTCGCTTTACGTGCGACGATGCATATTGCATACATGAACGTTAAACCAGAAGCGTTCGCAACGCTTAAACCAACTGAATAGGAGGAGATATGATGGCTAATCCTGCAGAAGAGATTAAGGTAAAAAAAGACGATGTGACCATTACTGTTACAAAGAAGGCGTTTGACTCTTATTACAGTCTTGTTGGTTACAAAGAGGTTAAATCACGCCGTACTACGTCTGATAAGAGCGAGTGATAAAAATGACTCTTTATGAAGATGTTAAACTTTTACTCAAGAAAAATGGAGTAGAAGTTAAAAGTGATGAAGAAGAAATATTTAAGATGGAAGTTGACGGAATACTAGAAGATGTTAGGGATATAACAAACAATGATTTCATGAAAGATGGTCAAGTTATTTATCCTTACTCAATCAAAAAGTATGTCGCAGACGTTCTAGAGTATAATCAACGTCCTGAGGTTAAAAGAAACTTAAAATCTAGAAGCATGGGGACAGTATCGTACACTTATAACGATGGTGTTCCTGACTACATTAGTGGAGTATTAAACAGGTATAAACGAGCAAAGTTTCATCCGTTTAAACCAATAAGATAGAGGTGTTGTTTGTGTTTAACCCGTACGACGAATTCCCGCATACCATTTCTATTGGAAGTATTAAAAAAGTAGGAGAGTATCCAATTATACAAGAGCGCTTTGTAAGTGATAAAACAATTAAGGGATTTATGGATACGCCTACTACATCTGAACAACTAAAATTTCATCAAATGTCCCTTGAATACGACAGAAACCTATACGTACCTTATGACTTGCCAATATCTAAAAACAATCTATTTGAGTATGAGGGTAGAATCTTTAGTATTATAGGTGATTCTGTAGATCAGGGCGGACAACATGAAATTAAGTTACTACGACTTAAGCAGGTGCCATATGGCAAAGGTTAAGTATGGTGCTGATAGCATGGTTGTTGAATTGGATAAGTTCGATAAGAAAATAGAAGAGTGGGTTAAAAAAGGTATCGCTAAAACAACGATGAAGATATATAACACTGCTGTCGCATTAGCTCCTGTTGACTCAGGTTTCTTGAAAGAAAGTATAGATTTTCGGTTTGAAAATGGTGGTTTAACTGGAGTTATCAATGTAGGTGCGAATTACAGTTTATACATTGAGTACGGCACAGGTATTTATGCCACTAAAGGTAGTCGCGCTAAAAAGATACCGTGGAGTTATAAAGACGCTAACGGTAAATGGCATACTACTAAAGGACAAGCGCCACAACCGTTTTGGAACCCTGCAATTGACGCAGGACGCAAGACATTCGAGCAGTATTTTTCATAGAGGTGGTTAAATATGTGGGTATCAGTTGAGCCTGAACTTACAAATCAAATATATAAAAGATTAATCTCAGACCCTAACATTAACAAACTAGTTGATGATAGGGTCTTTGACGTTGTTCAAGATGACGCTGTTTACCCATATATTGTTGTGGGTGAATCAAACGTCACTAACAACGAATCTAGCGCAACAATGAGAGAAACAGTCGGTATTGTCATACATGTGTATTCACAGTTCGCTACACAATACGAAGCTAAGCTCATTTTAAGCGCGATAGGCTACGTGCTTAACAGGCCTATAGAAATAGATAATTATGAATTTCAATTTAGTCGTATCGATAGTCAAGCAGTATTTCCTGATATAGATAGGTTTACTAAGCATGGTACGATACGGCTTTTATTTAAGTACAGACATAAAAAGAAAAACGAAGGAGTGTATTAAATGGCGCAAAAAAACTATTTAGCGGTTGTACGTCCAGCTGAAACTGATTTAGATCCAGTAGAATCTTTATTATTAGCTGACTTACAAGAGGGCGGACATACAATTGAAAATGATTTAGCTGAAATAGTACGAGGCGGTAAAACGGACTATTCTTCTAACGCAATGTCAGAAGAAGTTAAATTGACGATTGGCAACGTGCCAGGAGACAAAGGTATTGCAGCAATGAAGCATGCAGTACAAACAGGCGGACAAGTACGCTTATGGCTTTATGAGCGTAATAAACGTGCTGATGGTAAATATCATGGTGTGTTTGGTTATGCTGTTCCTGAATCATTTGAAATGTCGTTTGATGATGAAGACAACAAAATTGAATTAACATTAAAAATTAAATGGAATACAGCAGAAGGTGCTGAAGATAACTTGCCGAAAGAGTGGTTTGAAGCTGCAGGTGCGCCTACAGTTGAATACGAAAAATTCGGCGAAAAAGTCGGAACATTCGAGAATCAAAAGAAAGCTAGTGTTGTATCTGATTCACACACGGAAGACCATTCTCTGTAAACGAATAGATCAAGGGGGCATACGCTCCCTATTTTTTTATACAAAATTTGAAAAGAGGTATACATTTTGACTGAATTTAATCCAATTACAACATTAAAAATTAACGACGGAGAAAAAGATTACGAAGTAGAAGCGAAAGTATCTTTTGCATTTGACCAAAAAGCAGAAAAGTTCTCACAAGAAACCACTGATGAAAACGGTAGAAAAGGAACGACACCAGGATTTAATGTTATTTTCAATGGCTTATTAGAATCTCGTAACAAAGCGATTTTGCAGTTTTGGGAATGTGCAACAGCTTACCTAAAAAACCCGCCAACTCGCGAACAGTTAGAAAAAGCAATTGATGATTTCATTACTGAGAGCGAAGACACTTTACCACTATTACAAGGTGCTTTAGACAAACTTAACAACAGTGGTTTTTTCAAGAGAGAGAGTCGCTCGTACTGGATGACGTTGCACAAAGCAGTGAGCATGTCGAAGAGCGACGACAAAGAGATGACAAAAATGGGCGTAGAAATGATGAAAGAGAATTACAAGGAAATCATGGGCGCAGAACCTTACACGATTACTCAAAAGTAAGACAATTAACAGCTAGATACTTAGGTTACATTCCTGAGCATGAACTGTTAGCTTTAACGCCTACTGAATGGCGTGATTGGCTCATTGGTGGTCAGGATAGATATTTAGACCAAAGACAGCTAGTTATCGAACAAGCGCAAGCTAATGGCTTAGTACAAGCTTCTAAAAAGTTAACAGGAATGGCTCGTGACGTTGAGAAACAGCGTTACGAAATAAGAGAACCTGGTAGCTATGCACGTGTACAACAGGCTAGATTAGCAGACGAAAAAAGAAAACGTGCCATATTCAAAGAAGGTACGAGAAAATTCCTTGAATCGAAAGGAGGTTAGCTTTTGGATACTCATTTTATGGCAAAGATCATGGCTAATATTAGAGACTTTCAAAATAACGTAAGGAAAGCTCAACGATTAGCAAAAACAGCAGTGCCAAATGAAATTGAAACAGATGTAAAAGCGGATATTTCAAGATTCCAAAGGGCTTTACAGCGGGCTAAAGCTATGGCACAAAAATGGCGAGAGCATAATGTTAAGATTGATGGTAATAATTCGCCGTTAAAACGTGCAATTACTAGCGCCAGAACAATGTTAGCTACATTGCACACCAAAACAGTAAAAGTTAATTTTGATACAAGGGGTATGACAAAAGCTCAAATACTGACTAAAGCGCTAAACAAATCCTTAACCGAATACGGCGAAAAAATGGACGCTTTGGCTTCTAAAATACGTACATTTGGTACTATTTTTGCACAACAAGTTAAAGGTTTAATGATCGCTAGTATACAAGCTTTAATACCAGTAATTGCTGGCTTAGTACCTGCGATAATGGCGGTACTTAATGCGGTTGGTGTATTAGGTGGTGGCGTTCTAGGATTAGCTGGGGCATTCAGTATTGCTGGTGCAGGTGCAGTAGCATTTGGTGCTATGGCAATTAGTGCTATTAAAATGCTCAAAGATGGAACGTTACAAGTAACTAAAGAAACACAAGCTTATCAATCGGCTTTAAATGGTGTTAAAACAACTTGGCAAGATATCATCAAACAAAATCAAGCACAAATATTCAACACATTAGCGAATGGTTTAAACACAATTAAAACAGCCTTAATTGCATTAAAACCTTTTATATCTGGCGTAGCTCAATCTATGGAACAAGCTTCTCAGAAAGTGTTGAAATGGGCTCAAAATAGCCAAACAGCACAAAAGTTCTTTAACATGATGAATACAACAGGTGTTAAGACGTTTGACGCTTTATTAAGCGCGGCAGGTCGTTTTGGTGATGGATTAGTGAATGTGTTCACTCAATTAGCACCATTATTTTTGTGGGTAGCTAATGGCTTAGATAGTTTAGGACAAAAATTCCAGAACTGGGCTAACAGTGTAGCAGGACAAAATGCGATACAAGCATTCATCGAATACACAAAGACAAACTTGCCTAAATTAGGGCAAATATTTGGTAATGTATTTTCTGGAATTGGTAATTTGATGATTGCTTTCGGACAAAACAGTTCGAATATATTTGATTGGTTGGTTAAGTTAACATCTCAATTCAGAGCGTGGTCAGAACAAGTAGGTCAATCACAAGGGTTTAAAGACTTTATAAGTTATGTTCAAGAGAATGGTCCTACTATTATGCAGTTAATCGGTAATATCGTAAAAGCGTTAGTGGCATTTGGTACTGCAATGGCTCCTATAGCTAGTAAATTACTAGATTTCATTACTAATTTAGCTGGATTTATCGCCAAACTATTCGAAACACACCCAGCAGTCGCTCAAATTATCGGTGTTATGGGTATTTTAGGTGGCGTATTTTGGGCTTTAATGGCTCCGATCGCAGCTGTTAGCAGTGTATTAAGTAATGTGTTTAGTATGACTTTATTGAACGTTGTCAAAAGAATACTGGATTTAACTAGAATAACTGGATTGGTAAGTAAAGCGTTTGGTTTATTGGCTGGTGCTTTCACAAGTGTTTCTTGGCCAGTATTAGCAGTGATTGCCGTAATTGGCGCATTCATTGGCATTCTTGTTTATTTATGGAAAACAAACGAGAATTTCAGAAAAACAATAACAGAAGCTTGGAACGGTATTAAAACAGCAGTTTCCGGTGCGATTCAAGGTGTAGTAGATTGGTTAACTCAATTGTGGGGCAAAATTCAATCAACATTACAGCCAATCATGCCTATTTTGCAAATGTTAGGTCAAATATTCATGCAAGTTTTAGGTGTTTTAGTCATAGGTATCATCACAAACGTTATGAATATCATACAAGGTTTGTGGACGTTAATTACAATCGCGTTCCAAGCCATAGGAACAGTGATATCCGTAGCAGTCCAAATCATAGTAGGTTTATTCACTGCTTTGATTCAGTTGCTTACTGGCGACTTCTCAGGTGCTTGGGAGACTATTAAAACTACAGTTACCAATGTGCTTGATACGATTTGGCAATACATGCAATCAGTTTGGGAGTCAATTATCGGCTTTTTAACTGGCGTAATGAATCGAACACTTTCTATGTTTGGTACAAGTTGGTCACAGATATGGAGTACAATCACTAATTTTGTTAGTAGTATATGGAATACTGTTACAAGCTGGTTCAGTCGAGTTGCTTCGAGTGTAGCTGAAAAAATGGGGCAAGCGCTAAACTTTATTATCACAAAAGGTTCCGAATGGGTTTCTAACATTTGGAATACAGTTACAAGTTTCGCAAGTAAAGTAGCTGATGGGTTTAAAAGAGTTGTCTCAAATGTAGGTGACGGTATGAGTGATGCGCTTGGTAAGATTAAAAGTTTCTTCAGTGATTTCTTAAATGCCGGAGCGGAATTAATAGGCAAAGTAGCTGAGGGTGTAGCCAATGCTGCGCACAAAGTTGTTAGTGCAGTAGGCGATGCAATTTCATCTGCATGGGACTCTGTAACTTCATTCGTAAGTGGACACGGCGGAGGTAGTGGCTTAGGCAAAGGTTTAGCAGTATCACAAGCTAAAGTCATTGCTACCGACTTTGGTAGTGCATTTAACAAAGAGCTATCATCTACACTTACAGATAGTATAGTAGATCCCGTAAGTACTTCTATAGACAGACACATGACTGGCGATGTTCAACATAGCTTAAAAGAAAATAATAGACCTATTGTGAATGTAACGATTAGAAATGAGGGCGACCTTGATTTAATTAAATCACGCATCGATGACATGAACGCTATAGACGGAAGTTTCAACTTATTATAAGGGAGGTTTGTTAGTTGATAGCGCACGATATAGAAGTAATAAGGAATGGTTCGCAGTATCGCGTCAGTGACAACCCTTTCACTTATAATCACTTGGAAGTAGTTGAATATAACGTTACAGGCGCAGGATATCATCGTAACTATTCTGATATAGAGGGTATTGATGGTAGATTTCATAATTACGCTAAAGAAGAACTTAAAAAAATAGAGCTTAAGCTAAGGTATAAAGTACCTAAAATTGCTTATGCTTCACATTTAAAGTCAGACGTCCAAGCACTATTTGCTGGACGTTTTTATTTAAGGGAATTAGCTACACCAGACAATTCAATTAAGTATGAGCATATATTAGATATACCAAAAGACAAACAAGCATTTGAGCTTGATTATGTTGATGGACGACAACTTTTTGTAGGATTAGTAAGTGAAGTTTCTTTTGACACAACACAAACATCAGGGGAATTTTCTTTGTCATTTGAAACAACCGAACTACCATACTTTGAAAGTGTCGGTTATAGTACTGATCTTGAAAGTGATAACGACCCTGAAAAATGGTCGGTACCTGATAGATTGCCTACAAACGAAGGTGATAAGAGGCGTCAAATGACATTTTACAACACTAACTCAGGAGAAGTTTATTATAACGGTGATGTTCCTTTAACACAGTTTAATCAGTTTAATGTTGTTGAAATAGAGTTAGCTGAAGATGTTAAATCTAATGATAAGGATGGATTCACTTTCTATACAGATAAAGGAAATATCTCAGTTATTAAGGAAGTTGATTTAAAAGCCGGAGACAAAATAATCTTTGATGGTAAACATACCTATAGAGGTTATTTAAATATAGATTTTTTTAATAAAACTTTAGAACAACCGGTTTTATATCCAGGATGGAATCGATTCAAGTCTAATAAAGTAATGAAACAAATTACATTTAGACACAAATTATATTTTAGATAAGGAGTAGCCTATGCCAATTTTATTAAAAAGTCTACAGGGTGTAGGGCACGCTATTAATGTTAGTACAAAAGTAAGTAAAAAGCTAAATGAAGATAGTTCTTTGGATTTAACAATTATTGAAAACGCGAGTACGTTTGACGCAATAGGTGCTATAACTAAAATGTGGACGATCACTCATGTTGAAGGTGAAGATGATTTCAACGAATATGTAATTGTAATACTTGATAAATCAACTATCGGCGAGAAAATAAGGCTTGATATCAAAGCTAGACAAAAAGAACTTGATGACCTTAATAACTCTAGGATTTACCAAGAGTATAATGAAAGTTTTACAGGCGTTGAGTTCTTTAATACTGTCTTTAAAGGAATGGGTTATAAGTATGTATTACATCCAAAAGTAGATGCATCTAAATTCGAGGGATTAGGCAAAGGAGATACACGATTAGAAATCTTTAAAAAAGGACTTGAGCGTTATCATCTCGAATATGAATACGACGCAAAGACTAAAACGTTTCATTTGTATGATGAATTATCTAAGTTTGCCAATTATTACATTAAAGCTGGTGTGAATGCTGATAACGTCAAAATACAAGAAGATGCGTCTAAGTGTTATACCTTTATTAAAGGTTATGGTGATTTTGATGGACAACAGACTTTTGCAGAAGCGGGACTACAAATTGAATTCACTCATCCATTAGCACAATTGATAGGTAAAAGAGAAGCGCCACCGCTTGTTGATGGACGTATTAAAAAAGAAGATAGTTTAAAAAAAGCAATGGAGCTAGTGATAAAGAAAAGTGTCACTGCTTCTATTTCCTTAGACTTTGTAGCGTTACGTGAACATTTCCCAGAAGCTAATCCTAAAATAGGTGATGTTGTTAGAGTGGTGGATTCTGCCATAGGATATAACGATTTAGTAAGAATAGTAGAAATAACAACTGAAAGAAACGCTTATAATAATATCACTAAGCAAGATGTAGTATTAGGAGACTTTACAAGGCGTAATCGATATAACAAGGCTGTTCATGACGCTGCGAATTATGTTAAGAGTGTAAAGTCTACTAAATCCGACCCATCTAAAGAACTAAAAGCATTAAACGCAAAAGTTAACGCAAGTTTATCTATCAACAACGATATATTAAAGAAAACCGAAAGGTTAAACGCTAAAGTGGATAAAGTTAACACTAAAACAGTTACTACTGCTAACGGTACGATCATGTACGACTTTACGAGTCAATCAAGTATAAGAAACATCAAATCTATTGGAACAATTGGTGATTCTGTAGCTAGAGGGTCACACGCAAAAACTAATTTCACAGAAATGTTAGGCAAAAAGTTAAAAGTCAAAACGACCAACCTTGCAAGAGGTGGCGCGACAATGGCGACAGTACCAATAGGTAAAGAAGCGGTAGAAAATAGCATTTATAGGCAAGCAGAGCAAATAAGAGGAGACCTAATCATATTACAAGGTACAGATGACGACTGGTTACACGGTTATTGGGCAGGTGTACCTATAGGCACTGATAAAACGGATACTAAAACGTTTTACGGTGCCTTTTGTTCTGCGATTGAAGTTATTAGAAAGAATAATCCGGACTCAAAAATACTAGTGATGACAGCTACAAGACAATGTCCTATGGACGGCACTAAAATACGTCGTAAAGATACAGATAAAAACAAGTTAGGACTAACACTTGAAGACTATGTAAACGCTCAAGTATTAGCTTGCAGTGAATTAAACGTACCAGTATTTGACGCATATCACACAGATTACTTCAAACCTTACAACCCGGCTTTCAGAAAGTCCAGCATGCCTGATGGATTACACCCTAACGAAAAAGGACACGAAGTGATTATGTATGAACTAATAAAGGATTATTACAGTTTTTATGATTAAAGGAGGCAACCAATGGCTTACGGATTAATAACAAGTTTGCATTCTATCACTGGCGAAAAAGTAGTTGCTCAGCATGAATACAACTATCGATTACTTGATAATGGGATGAGTAAACTTGAAAAGATGTTTATATATCATCAAAAAGAAGAAATATACGCACACTCAGCGAAACAAATTAAATACTTGAATGATAGTGTTGAAAATTATTTAACGTATCTAAACGGCCGTTTTAGCAATATGATTTTAGGTCATAATGGTGACGGTATTAATGAAGTGACAGATGCACGCGTTGATAATACTGGTTATGGTCATAAGACATTGCAAGATCGTTTGTATCATGATTATTCAACGCTAGATGCTTTCACTAAAAAGGTTGAGAAAGTTGTAGATGAACACTATAAAGAATATCAAGCGACAGAATACCGATTTGAACCAAAAGAGCAAGAACCGGAATTCATCACAGATTTATCGCCATATACTAACGCAGTAATGCAATCATTTTGGGTAGACCCTAGAACGAAAATTATTTATATGACACAAGCTCGTCCAGGCAATCATTACATGTTATCTAGATTAAAACCTAACGGGCAATTTATTGATAGATTACTTGTTAAAAATGGCGGTCACGGTACACACAATGCGTATAGATACATTAATGGAGAATTATGGATTTATTCAGCTGTATTGGACAGTAACAAAAACAACAAGTTTGTACGTTTCCAATATAGAACTGGAGAGATAACGTACGGCAATGAAATGCAAGACGTCATGCCAAATGTATTTAATGATAGATATACGTCAGCAATTTATAATCCAGTAGAAAACTTAATGATTTTCAGACGTGAATATAAAGCTTCTGAACAACAAGCTAAGAACGCATTAAACTTTGTTGAAGTTAGAAGTGCTGATGATATTGATAAAGGTATAGACAAGGTCTTGTACCAAATGGATATACCGATGGAGTATTCTTCATTAACGCAACCTATGCAGGGTATTGCTTATGATGCAGGTGTCTTGTATTGGTACACGGGTGATTCAAATACAGCCAACCCTAATTACTTACAAGGCTTCGACATCAAAACAAAGGAATTATTGTTTAAACGTCGTATCGATATAGGCGGTGTGAATAATAACTTTAAAGGGGACTTCCAAGAAGCTGAGGGTCTCGACATGTATTACGATCTAGAAACGGGGCGTAAAGCGCTTTTAATCGGGGTAACTATTGGACCAGGTAATAACAGACACCACTCAATTTATTCAATTGGTCAAAGAGGTGTAAACCAATTCTTAAAAAACATCACACCTCAAGTATCGATGACTGATTCAGGTGGACGTGTTAAACCGTTACCAGTGCAAAATCCAGCATATCTTAGTGATGTTACTGAGGTTGGTAACTATTACTTATACTCTCAAGATACGCAAAATGCGCTAGACTTTCCATTACCTAAAGAATTTAGGGATGCAGGTTGGTTCTTTGATGTATTACCTGGACATTATAACGGTGCGGTAAGACAAGTACTCACTAGAAATAGCACAGGTAGAAATATGCTCAAATTTGAGCGTGTTATCGACATCTTTAACAAGAAAAACAACGGCTCATGGAACTTTAACCCGCAGAGTGCTGGATATTGGGAACATATACCTAAGAGCATCACAAAACTATCCGACTTGAAAATCGTTGGCCTAGACTTCTATATCACGGCTGAAGAATCAAAACGCTTTACCGACTTCCCGAAAGACTATAAAGGAATTGCAGGTTGGGTGTTAGAAGTAAAATCGAATACACCAGGAAACACAACACAAGTGTTAAGACGTAATAACTTTGCATCTACTCATCAGTTTTTACTTAGAAACTTCGGATCTGGTGGCACAAGTAAGTGGAGTTTATTTGAAGGTAAGGAGGTTGCATAATGGTAGTAGATAATTTTTCGAAAGATGATAACTTAATCGAGTTACAAACAACATCACAATATAATCCGGTTATTGATACAAACATCAGTTTCTATGAATCAGATAGAGGAACTGGTGTTTTAAATTTTTCGGTAACTAAGAATAACAGACCGTTATCTATAAGTTCTGAACATGTTAAAACGTCTATCGTGTTAAAAACCGATGATTATAACGTAGATAGAGGTGCTTATATTTCAGACGAATTAACGATAGTAGATGCAATTAATGGGCGTTTGCAGTATGTGATACCGAATGAATTTTTAAAACATTCAGGTAAGGTGCATGCTCAGGCATTCTTTACACAAAACGGGAGTAATAATGTTGTTGTTGAACGTCAATTTAGCTTCAATATTGAAAATGATTTAGTTAGTGGGTTTGATGGCATAACAAAGCTTGTTTATATCAAATCTATTCAAGATACTATCGAAGCTGTCGGTAAAGACTTTAACCAATTAAAGCAAAATATGGCTGATACACAAACGTTAATAGCAAAAGTGAATGATAGTGCGACAAAAGGCATTCAACAAATCGAAATCAAGCAAAACGAAGCTATACAAGCTATTACTGCGACACAAACTAGTGCAACACAAGCTGTTACAGCTGAATTCAATAAAATAGTTGAAAAGGAGCAAGCGATATTTGCGCGTGTTAATGAAGTTGAGCAACAAATCAATGGTGCTGACCTCGTCAAAGGTAACACAACGACAAATTGGCAAAAATCAAAAATTACTGATGATTATGGGAAAGCAATTGAATCGTCTGAACAGTCCATAGATAGCGTTTTAAGCGCAGTTAACACCTCTAGGATTATTCATATCACTAGCGCAACAGACGCGCCCTCATTCAAGGATATAGGCACTGTCGACACACCTAAAGAAGATGGTATTGACGATGGTTCAGATATTCTGGTAGCACCAAACACTTTAGGTAAATCAGGCGTGTTAGTTGTCTATGTTGTTGATGATAGTACTGCACGTGCAACATGGTATCCAGATGATTCAAATGATGAATATACAAAATATAAAATTGGTGGCACATGGTACCCATTCTATAAAAAGAATGACGGCGATTTAACTAAGCGATTTGTTGAAGAAACATCTAACAACGCTTTAAATCAAGCTAAGCAGTATGTAGATGATAAATTCGGAACAACGAGCTGGCAACAACATAAGATGACAGAGGCGAATGGCCAATCAATACAAGTTAACTTGAATAATGCGCAAGGCGATTTAGGCTCTTTAAGTGCTGGCAATTACTATGCAACCAGAGTGCCGGATTTACCAAGTGGCGTTGAAAGTTATGAGGGGTATCTATCTGTGTTCGTTAAAGATGAAACAAATAAGTTGTTTAACTTTACTCCCTCGAATTCTAAAAGAGTTTACACAAGATCTATTATAAATGGCAAACTCGATTCGCAATGGACAGTTCCAAACGAGCACAAAACCTCAGTTTTATTTGACGGTGCTGCAAGTGGTGTAGGTACAACAATCAATCTAACAGAGCCATATACTAACTATTCTGTATTGTTAATAAGCGGTACTTATCCTGGTGGCATTATAGAAACTTTCGGACTAACCGCATTGCCTAATGCAATTCAGTTAAGTAAAGCGAATGTAGTTGACACAGATGGCAACGGTGGCGGTATTTATGAATGTTTACTAACTAAAACGAGCGGCACAACCTTGAGAATTGACAATGATGTGTACTTTGATTTAGGTAAAACTACAGGTTCCGGAGCTAACGCAAACAAAGTCACTATAAACAAAATTATGGGGTGGAAATAATGAAAATAACAGTAAACGATAAAAACGAAGTTATCGGATACGTTAATACTGGCGGTTTACGCAATAGTTTAGATGTAGACGATAATAATGTGCCTATCAAATTTAAAGAAGAGTTCGAACCTAGAAAGTTTGTATTCACTAACGGCGAAATTAAATACAACAACAATTTTGAAAAAGAAGATGATTCGAACACACCAAGTCAACAAACTGCAACAGATTTGAGTGATGAGGAACTTCGCGGAATGGTTGCAAGTATGCAAATGCAGGTGACGCAAGTAAACATTTTGGCGATGGAATTAAAGCAACAAAACGCTATGTTAACACAACAGTTGACTGAATTAAAAAGCGGTAAAGTAAATACAGAGGGGGACGTCTAAATGGAAAAGATGAAAATGATTTATCCAACTTTTAAAGACATTAAAACTTTTTATGTGTGGGGTTGCTATAAAAACGAGCAAATTAAGTGGTATGTAGATATGGGTGTAATCGACAAAGAAGAATATGCATTGATCACTGGTGAAAAATATCCAGAGGCAAAAGATGAAAAGTCACAGGTGTAATGCTTGTGGCTTTTTAATTTAACAAAAAGTGGGTGGTGTAATGTTTGGATTTACCAAACGACACGAACAAGATTGGCGTTTAACGCGATTAGAAGAAAATGATAAGACTATGTTTGAAAAATTCGACAGAATAGAAGACAGTCTGAGAACGCAAGAAAAAATTTATGACAAGTTAGATAGAAATTTCGAAGAACTAAGGCGTGACAAAGAAGAAGATGAAAAAAATAAAGAGAAAAATGCTAAAAATATTAGAGACATCAAGATGTGGATTCTAGGATTAATAGGGACGATTCTAAGTACATTTGTTATAGCCTTGTTAAAAACTATTTTTGGTATTTAAAGGAGGTGATTACCATGCTTAAAGGGCTTTTAGGATATAGCTTCTGGGCGTGCTTCTGGTTTGGTAAATGTAAGTAATGTATAGGAGTCAGTGCTACGGCACTGGCTTTTTATTTTGATTGAAATGAGGTGCATACATGGGATTACCTAATCCGAAGACTCGAAAACCTACAGCAAGCGAAGTAGCTGAATGGGCAAAGTCGAATATTGGTAAGAGGATTAATATAGATGGTTATCGTGGTGCTTAATTAAGGGTTCCACGTAAAAAAATAATGTGAATTGCTGGAACACCCTTAGAGCCTTAATAACTACAACGTAATTGGCAACGATAAGCGTGAATGTTAAAAAATATTAAGGATTGGGCAATCAGCAGGCAAGCCTCTACGGTAACAGTAGAGGAAGCTTCAACGACTAAGTGCTACAAATTTGTAGACAGTGCATTAAATATTCTTTTAAAGAGACGCTATGTAATGAATATTAAGATATAGTCTAGTCTCATGTGAAAGCGTGAGGCTCTTTTTATAGAGCGATTTAACGTTATACAAGCTTATCAAGAAATTGATGAAGGGAAAGGCGTTAAATTAAATACAAACGCAATGTTGGGATACACCTAACTATATTTTTAGTAGATATTGGGGTTTTAGAACTTGGGGAAACGCTAAGGATATGGCTAATTACAGATATCCTAAGGGTTTCCGATTTTATCGTTATTCATCTGGATTTGTACCGGAGCCCGGAGACATAGCAGTTTGGCATCCAGGAAATGGAATCGGCTCAGACGGACATACTGCAATCGTAGTGGGACCATCTAATAAAAGTTATTTCTATAGTGTCGATCAAAATTGGATTAATTCTAATAGTTGGACAGGTTCGCCTGGTGCATTAATCAGACATGGATATGCGAGCGTTACAGGATTTGTCAGACCTCCATACTCAAAAGATACTAGTAAACCTAGCAATACTGATACAAGTTCAGCATCAAAAGCTGATGACTCAACAATTACTGGAGAAGCGAAGAAACCACAATTTAAAGAAGTTAAAACAGTTAAATACACTGCTTACAGCAATGTTTTAGATAAAGAAGAGCACTTTATAGACCATATCGTTGTATGGGGAGATGAACGCTCAGATATTCAAGGATTATATATAAAAGAATCAATGCATATGCGTTCTGTAGACGAACTGTACACGCAAAGAAATAAGTTTATCAGCGATTATGAAATACCACATTTATATGTCGATAGAGAGGCTACATGGCTTGCTAGACCAACCAATTTTGATGACCCGCGTCATCCTAATTGGCTAGTTATTGAAGTATGTGGTGGTCAAACAGATAGTAAGCGTCAATTCTTAATGAACCAAATACAAGCTTTAATACGGGGTGTATGGTTGTTGTCAGGAACAGATAAAGAATTATCTGAAACGACGTTAAAGGTAGACCCTAATATTTGGCGTAGTATGAAAGATTTAATTAATTACGACTTGATTAAGCAAGGTATACCAGATAACGCAAAGTATGAGCAAGTTAAAAAGAAAATGCTCGAGACATACATTAAACGAGATATATTGACGCGAGAAAACATTAAAGAAGTAACGACAAAAACGACGATACGAATTAGCGATAAAACATCAGTTGACAGCGCATCCAAAAGAGGACCCACTCCGTCAGACAAAAAACCAAGCATCGTTACTGAAACAAGTCCGTTCACATTCCAGCAAGCACTGGATAGACAAATGGCAAGAGGTAACCCGAAAAAATCTCATACATGGGGCTGGGCTAATGCAACACGAGCACAAACGAGCTCGGCAATGAATGTTAAGCGAATATGGGAAAGTAACACGCAGTGCTACCAAATGCTTAATTTAGGCAAGTATCAAGGTGTTTCAGTTAGCGCACTTAATAAGATACTTAAAGGAAAAGGAACGCTCGACGGACAAGGCAAAGCATTCGCGGAAGCTTGTAAGAAAAACAACATTAACGAAATTTATTTGATCGCGCACGCTTTCTTAGAAAGTGGATACGGAACAAGTAACTTCGCTAGTGGTAGATACGGTGCATATAATTACTTCGGTATTGGTGCATTCGACAACGACCCTGATTATGCAATGAAATTTGCTAAGAATAAAGGTTGGACATCTCCAGCAAAAGCAATCATGGGCGGTGCTAGCTTCGTAAGAAAGGATTACATCAACAAAGGGCAAAATACATTGTACCGAATTAGATGGAATCCTAAGAATCCAGCTACACACCAATACGCTACTGCTATAGAGTGGTGCCAACATCAAGCAAGTACAATCGCTAAGCTATATAAACAAATCGGCTTAAAAGGTATCTACTTCACAAGGGATAAATATAAATAAAGAGGTGTGTAAATGTACAAAATAAAAGACATTGAAACGCGAATAAATAACAAAACTGTTGATATCGGCGACATCGGTTGTCGCTTCTACACAGAAGACGAAAACACAGCTTATGTCAGAATCGGAATCAATGATGAAAAAGGCAGAATCAACTTCAAAGAAAGTAATTTGACACCTAAGTTACATCTGTTCACGGAAGATGGTTCTATATTCAAAAATGAGCCAGTTTTAATCGACGATAATGTAAAAGGGTTCCTTACCTACAAGATACCCAAAAACGTTATTAAACACGTCGGTATGGTGCGTTGTAAGTTGTTTTTAGAGAATGACCACGAAAGAATACACGTCGCAAACTTCCATTTCTACATTATTGATAGTGGTATAGACGACGCAGTGCAAAAAGAGGTGTCTATCACATTAGTTGAAGATACTGTAAAAAGAATTATCCGTACAAACGCTAGTGAATTGTTAGGAGACGACTTCAAAGAAACGTTAAACACAACTGCTAAACAATACATCGCTGACAATGCAGACAAGTTTAAGGGCGAACGTGGCGAAAAAGGAGAAGCTGGCGAACGAGGTGCTCAAGGCGTTCCAGGAGTTAGCGTTGATTTAACTAATGCAATAGGTAACTTTGCTAATTTAAAAGATGTTGTCAATTTACCTTTACAACCGAATTTTATCGAGGAGATTAACAAGTTATCTACAACTAAAGGCGATATGACAGTAAGCGTTGTTCATGCGCCATCTCAAACATTCCATGTAGTACAACCAATAAGCAGTAGTCGGGCTTTAAGAGTTTGGTTCAATAAAAACCAAAAAGATGACTATATCATTTTCAGAGAGTCGGAAATAGGAGACTACACCAACGAAAACAAATCGATCGGGTACCAAAATTTAGAAATGGTTGATAGTAGTATGTTCAATTCTTCTTATGCACCCAACTATTATGCAACTACTGTAGGTGCAACACTCAAAGGAACAGTTATTGCGGATAAAATCAATTTCACATCGTATTGCAATAACGTTGGCGGTATTTGGGAAGCGATACTTGATGAGGGAACAATTAATGAACAGAGAAAAACGATTTCTACGTATAGCAGTGCCAATAAAGTTGATAACGAGCAACTACTTTTTGATAACTTAGATTATAAAAAACATACACTGAAATTAGTATACAAAGGGCAAGACCCTAGCTATCCTGTTTCATCTCCTAGAGGTTGGTTATATTTCGGCGGAACACGCCCACAAGATGTTAAAGGTACAATTAACGTGTTTAGATTAGTTCCGGTTGTGACAAACGTCACGCAATCACTTTATAGCTACTCTAACAAAGACATCGCAATGCAAATTAGAGACGCTAACAATTCAACTGGAGAGCAATTTGTGCCAGAACATAACGGAATAGCGACGGCTTTTAAAAACAAAGAGGCTAAGTTATTAGGAGACAACAAAGAATTACCATTTATAACTGATAGAGTTTATACAGACATAAAAAATGTGAGTTTAGTCCAGAATGTTAACGGTCGAGTTGATAGCAATGATTTAGTAAATATTATCACAAACCACTCAATTAAAAACGGCGCAGTTTCCATATATGGCAACGTTAAATTTTTACAGAACACATATGTCAAAACAGCATATGCTGGCATGGTGCCGTATTTCACTAAAAACGTTAACAAAATCAAATCGTCATTGAATAACACATATAAACCAGATATAAGCGGAACATACAGAATTGAGAAGATGCCCGAAAAACTGCAAGCTAAATCATATGTATTAAGTAATGATACTAATGATGTTGTTACGGCTTTTGAATTTGAAAATATTATCAAAACAAACAGAATTAACGACAATGCGATAAAAGGCGATACATGGATAGAGCACCGAAACGCAGACATGGGCAAGATTTATAATCAACAATTCAAAGAAGAAACGATTGAAGCAGGTTATGAATGGCAATTCAAACTGAATTACAGAACGACAGAAATACCATACGCAAACACATTAATTTAAAGCTAACCTTTCGAGGTTGGCTTTTTATTTTGGATAAAAGGAGCAAACAAATGGATATTAACTGGAAATTGAGATTTAAAAATAAAGCGGTATTAACGGGATTGATTGGGGCATTATTGCTATTTATCAAGCAAATCACGGATTTATTCGGATTAGATTTATCTACTCAATTAAATCAAGCTAGTGCGATTATAGGCGCTATCCTCACGTTACTTACAGGTATTGGCGTTATTACTGACCCAACGTCAAAAGGTGTTGCTGATTCATCTATAGCACAGACATATCAAGCGCCTAGAGATAGTAGCAAAGAAGAACAACAAGTTACGTGGAAAACTTCACAAGACAGTAGTTTAACGCCGGAATTAAGCACGAAAGCACCGAAAGAATATGATACATCACAGCCGTTTACAGACGCCTCTAACGATGTTGGCTTTGACGTAAACGAATATCATTATGGAGGTGGCGACAATGCAAGCAAAACTAACTAAAAAAGAGTTTATAGAGTGGTTGAAAACATCTGAGGGAAAACAATTTAATATCGATCTTTGGTATGGATTTCAATGCTTTGACTATGCCAATGCAGGTTGGCAAGTCTTATTTGGCTACAACTTAAAAGGTGTAGGTGCCAAAGACATCCCAAGTGCTAATAATTTTAACGGACTAGCTACTGTATACCAAAATACACCAGACTTCTTAGCACAACCTGGCGACATGGTGGTATTCGGTAGTAACTACGGTGCTGGATATGGTCACGTTGCATGGGTTATCGAAGCAACTTTAGATTATATCATTGTATATGAGCAGAATTGGCTCGGCGGTGGCTGGACTGACGGAATTGAACAGCCCGGCTGGGGATGGGAAAAAGTTACAAGACGAAAACATGCTTATGACTTCCCTATGTGGTTTATCCGTCCTAACTTCAAAAGCGAAACAGCTCCACGATCAGTACAATCTCCTACACAGACGCGTAAAGAAGAAACGAACAAGCCACAACCTAAAGCGGTAGAACTTAAAATCATCAAAGATGTGGTCAAAGGTTATGACCTACCTAAACGGGGTGGCAATCCTAAGTTTATAGTTATTCACAACGACGCAGGAAGCAAAGGAGCAACAGCAGAAGCATATCGTAATGGATTAGTTAACGCGCCATTATCGAGGCTAGAGGCAGGTATTGCACATAGTTACGTATCAGGCAACACAGTGTGGCAAGCCTTAGATGAATCACAAGTAGGCTGGCATACAAAGAATCAAATAGGAAATAAATACGGTTACGGTATTGAGGTGTGTCAATCAATGGGCGCAGATAACGCTACGTTTTTAAAAAATGAACAGGCAACTTTCCAAGAATGCGCTAGGTTATTAAAAAAGTGGGGATTACCAGCAAACAGAAACACAATCCGATTGCACAACGAATTCATTTCAACATCATGCCCGCACAGAAGCTCAGTATTGCACACTGGTTTTGACCCAATAACTCGCGGGCTATTGCCAGAAGACAAGCGATTACAGCTTAAAGACTACTTCATCAAGCAGATTAGGACGTATATGGACGGTAAAATACCGGTTGCCACTGTCTCTAATGAGTCAAGCGCTTCAAGTAATACAGTTAAACCAGTTGCGAGTGCATGGAAACGAAATAAATATGGCACTTACTACATGGAAGAAAGTGCTAGATTCACAAACGGCAATCAACCAATCACAGTAAGAAAAGTGGGGCCATTCTTATCTTGTCCAGTGGGTTATCAGTTCCAACCTGGTGGATATTGCGATTATACTAGCGTGTTACTCCAAGATAACCACGTATGGCTTGAATACGAATGGCAAGGAAATCTCTACTATATTCCTATTCGTTCATGGGACGGAACACCGCCTCCCAATCAAATAGTTGGGGAACTTTGGGGTGAAATTTCATAAATGTGGTATAATATCTATAGGTAACTTTGTTACCACCACGTGATCGTATTAAGGGTAGGCACTTATGTGCTTGCCCTATTTTTTTATGGTATAATATATGTATTCACCCCGTCATATTGGGCGCGCTTCATGTCTGAAGTAATGTAAGACTATGACTTTGGCAGTTAGATAGCAAACTGTAAATATGACACACAACCGTATAAGCTATACTTTGTAGTCGCGAATATAAAGTATGGTAGTGGCTGTGTTTTTATAATATAATTAAAATGAAACGACACCCTTTATGGCATGCCCTATTGGGTGCTTTTTATGTTATAATACTGGTACACAGAGCCTTAGCGCTCATCAAAATTTCACATCGGAGGTCGCCATGTTCTGCGGATATTGGTTGGCGTGACTGTTGCTGACGGATAGCGCTTGAAACCTCTATCATACATAATGATTAATTAGAGAATTCTAGTATATCTTGAATATATGTGGGATTCTTTCAACCACCCACACATGTCACTGGGTGGTTATTTTACTATAAAATGTGTTTATAAAATTTACAAAAGTCATCCAAATTGGAAAAGAAATTTAGCTAAATTATTTACAAAAGATAATAAAAGTAATATAGTTATTCATGAAGAAAGTTATCCATTCAATCCTTTCTTCCTAACTCATTAGCGCTTGTAGTTAGTTCATCTAGTAACTATAGAATTATAGTTATATACAATTAGGAGTGAATTGTATAGCCCGGCAGAGGCCATATATCTGACTGTTGGTCCCGCAGGAGACTTCTTCCTTGCCATCACTCGATACATACATCTCAACAACATAGAAATATTACAGTCGCTACACCACTCAATGTATGGGTGGTTGTTTTTTTATGTTATTAGGAACAAAACATTTTAAGAGTAAAAACAGAGATACTAAAGAAATTTGGCAAATCTGTTGTCGGAAATATACTTTCATGATACATTTTAAACAGGTAGACAAGGTATACCCGATAGACAAATGATGAAAACGAGGAAGTGAGTAGTATGGCTACAAAAAGTTTTACTACAGATTATAAATTTAATAACGAAGCAGCTGAAAAATTAGTGAATGCCATGAATAAAAGTGAAGATGCCCAAGTCAATAGACCTAATGTTTTTGCTCAACGTTTAAAAACAACAGAAGAATTACAAAATTTTATGAGTAAAGTAAAGGTTATTTTATAAAAAATGAAAGGAGTGGTTAGTATGGAATGGCAACCTAATAACACATACGTTATAGCTCAAAACTTGATTACAAAATATCAAGAAATTACAGGAAACAGCATAGTGGGCGACGAGATGAAAGTGCATAAATTAATGTACTATATCCAGAAAACTTCTATTGCTTTAACAGGGAACGCTATAATCGATGAACAATTTGAAGGTTGGGTACATGGTCCAGTTTTACCGTCCTTAAGAGGGTTATTTGATTACTTTGTGGAAGATAATACTTCTAGAAATAAAGTTAATGATACTGAAGAATTTATAATCGAGAATGCTATTTATCAATATGGTAAATATGCAACATGGGCTCTTAGAGAGAAATCACACGAAGAAATTTCGTGGCTTAATAGCCGTAAAGGCTTAAGTGCTAATGAACGAGGGTATAGAAATCTCACAATTGAGGATATCAAAGAAGATGCAAACAAAATAAGATTATATGATTATAGTTACGATATGTATATAGATGAATTTGAAGATTTAGATGAGGAGGAATTTATTAGTGCACACTAGATCCCCTCATGACTATATAGGTAAAATCGTTAAAATAAGATTACCTTATTATGATGTGAAAAGCGCAAAAGTTGCTTTTAAATCTAGGCCTGGTTTAATAATAGGTTGCGAAAAGAATCAATTCCCTTGTGATTTCACTTATTTGCCTATTTCGAAAATAAGTGATGAAAGCAAAAGACATTCTATATATGATTTTGAAGTAAACGATGAGACTTGTAATTTGTTAAATTTGAATAACGTTCCATCATTTGTTAGGTGTCATAAGGTTAGTACTGTATATAGCAAGAATGTTCACAGAAATTACATTAGTGATTTAAATGAAACGAACAATCGACTTTTTAATGAGATTAAATCTATCTTTGATGCATTTGCAACTGATTTATTTTAATCGCATCTTAACTGATGCGGTTATTTGTTAACCACACAATCAACAAAACCACACCACCTATTAATTTAGGAGTGTGGTTAAAAATTAACGTTCCTAAAACGTTCCTAATAACTCGAATTGACCGTTGTTATAGTCTTTTAAAACTCCCTCACTCTCCGTTTTAGCTCTTAAAATGGTTTTACCCATTTTAAGCGCTATTTTTATTTTAGACTCAAATCCTTGATATATCTGCATTTGAGCTATTATCCTCATTTTTACACTTCTTATTTATTTATATCCATTTAAAATTTTTTAGCCACAATGTGACTAATTTTTGATGATTAATCTTAATTTTAGTCACAAGATTTTGAAGTTTAGTCACAAAACAAATCATTCAGATTTTTTTCTATAAATTTGGTTTCATTATCTTCAAATTCTTTAATCAAATGCGAATATGTTTTAAGCGTTGTATGTACATCTGCATGACCTAATCGTTTTGATATGTAATGTTTAGGTGTTCTTTAAAAAATTCAAATATTAGATATATGTTTTGAAAAATAAAATAAGAATGTTATAATATAATCGATCGGCATCTACGTGCGGATTTTAAAGAAAAGCGTAGCATAACCAGGAGTTAGTCAATTTTTAATAAATTCGACTAAATTATTAATAAAGGCTAAAGTAATTAGTTTACTTTAGCCTTTATTGCATTTGTAATTTATAGAATTGCGAACAGGGGACTACTGTTAATTTATGTGATTAAAGTTTCAATGATATTTGATTTATTAGATCATTTCAAAATCGCAAGGTTCTCATGTTCTGCTACAGTTTGCGCTCTTTGGAATATATATCATTTACTATTACTAACATGATAGGTTATAAATTATTTCTGGATGCACTGGTAGGTATAATATCTCGATAAATATAAGCTTTATTAGTTATTTTGTTGAAATCTAAGTTGAATTTAATATTCTAAAAAAGTGCAAATCAATGATCAATATTATGAAATTCTTTAGGTGTATAACTTAATATTAGAATCCGCTGATTTATGATGTCTTATCACCAATAAAAAACTTTTGATTACTTTAGTGTGTACTATAAATTTTACTTAAGTTGCTTCGCGTTTAGTTAAAAAAGTTTCCTTTTATAACTTTTACTTTTATGGTCAAAGTCATAATAACATTTATCTTTATCAAATCTACTGATAAACTTATCATTATTGAAATTTGTCAAAAAATAAGGGTAGGAGGGCTACCCTGTGGAATTAATTATCATTATTTATAATTTCAGAAACTCTATCATTGTATTCTCTTTGTGACAGACCATGATAGTCTTTTTGCATTGTAAGCTCTTCAATTTGTTTTTGAGCCTGCTCAGACATACCCTCTGTAGAAAAATCAGTGGGAGGCATATTATTTAAATCAACTTTTTGTTTTTTGTTTTGTTGAACTTGGGCATTTTGCTGAGGAACACTATTTTGTGATATCTGTTGTTGCGGTTGTTGAACCGATTGCTCTTGTGATTGGGGTTGTTCAACGGTTTGATTGTCTGGTTGTTGTTGTGTTGCAACTTCTTTTTCCTTGTCTTTTTTCGATTTATTTTCCTTTTCCTTCTCAATTTTCTTTTCTTTTGATTTAACTTCTTTTTTAGATTCTTCCTTATTCTCATCATTTCCGCATGCGACTAGCACTAACGTACTAGCTAATAATAAACCTAATAATCTCTTCATTTTCATTTCTCCTGTGTTTGTATTATATTAAATCACCATATAGGCGCGATTAATTATAGATATGATAGCTATAAATAACTTTACCTATAACTTCGATTTCATCAATAGAATCTTAATCGTAAGTATTAGATTTTAAATTCACTTGAATAATCTATGTGTATATATGTCATTTTGTTTCAGAGCGTTTTATACATTCAACTGTATATTTGCGACCTTTACGCAATACGAGCATATCATTGCTATTAAATCTATCATCACTAGAGTTAATATAATAATGAACTACAATGTGAGAACCGGTAACAAGGATTTTATTCATATCTTTCTGGTTCTAGACCCATCTCTCTTAATGCTTGGTCTCTACTTTCTTGTGCTCTTTAATCTCCTTCAGATTTATAGAAACGATTATACTCTCTGTATCTGTTTCTCACACTACATATCTATCTCTATCTGAGTGAGATTAAACGCTATAACTTTCTATAACTGAGTAATTATTTTTACTGCTCTTTAATTATAAGTAAATCTATATTTCAAAAATTAAACAAGTTCTGAAATCATAGTATTGTACAGTTAAGTTCAGACAATACATTTAATTAATTATAAAATAAACAAAAGAATAGCGCAATATAGAATTCTATATATTAAATAGTTATAACTATTAGTATAAATTTATCATTCATTCTCCACTATTTTAATGGAAATAGCATGAAATGTTCATCAATATATAATAGTTAGTGTCATATACGTATCAAGAAAAAGATTTTCTGACTCGTTGACCTTGCTCTTTTTTGTTCTAAAAAAAGTGCAAATAAAAAAATTAAATGCTTTTATTAGTTCGATAAGGTTTAAAGATTGAAGAATATGAACAGGGGGCTACTGTTAGTTTACTATAATGTTGACATTTTTAATTTTGAACTCTACATTTTGTTAAGAGTATCTGGTTATATTTGCAAAATGGTATGAACATTTATCATCATTTATTAAGTTGTCTTGATGATTGAATGACCCAGTATTTATTCAGTTCGAGAAGATTGAGAGTGTTAAATCGTATTCGCTTATTATTTCGATTCTAGTCATACCATTTTCATATAATCTAGCCATTTGTAACTTAAACTATGAACTAAATAATCTTCTTTCTCTTGTCAAAATAAAATCGCCTACCCAAATAGTTTAACAATATCTATTCTCATAGAATTTGTTCAACTAAGTGTAGACGATTCTGCATTATCTATAAGAGTATTCAAGTTGCTAGCTTAATCTGTTTTGAAATTGTCAAATTTCTCTCATTCAATAAAAAAATTGATATTATCACGTCCAGAAATATTAAATCAATAAACCTATTTTTTCGTCTAATTCGCTATAATCTATAGTACTAATATAGTTTTCATGAAGAAGGTTTTTATTATGTTCATTTATTTCTTTTTTTGAGTCATTTAAAATAAAAATAAACTCATTTTGCCTGTGTCTTTTTATTTTTTTTGCTTGCATAGCATCTGTTATTTTCGACTTAATAATCATAGAATTATTAGGATTAGAAATAGCATTGATAAATTTTTCTTTTTGGTTTTTCTTAGCGCTAATAAAAAAGTCAAAATTATGAACAACACCACTGCTTCCTATAATAGGTAAATCTCTTCCGTAATAAATGTTATGTTCATCAAATTTGTTTGCAACATCTTCTGAAAATATGTTCTGTGACTTAGGATTAGAAAGTAAGTACATATCACTAACAAAAATAAGGCACTGTAGTAAATTATGTTTAGATTTATTAAAATTTTTAAAGTTAGTTTGAACATAAATTTCGTGGGTCTTATCGTTGTATTTAATACCGTAGGCTGAAAGATGCTCTTCAAAAATCTTTTTACGTTTTTTAAATTTATTTAAAGAAACACCGTTATTTTCTAAACCAAATATAGTATAGCCGTCATCAGTCAGTGTAATCATGTCTCTGGACTGATCGTATAAAGCATATATTTTTAAATTATCTAAAGAATTATCTTTAAAAGGGGTATCTATTCTTACAACATTGTTTGATAAATTAGAAAACTCTAAGGTCTGATTATACCAATCAAGATATTCTTTTTTTAATTTTTTAGCATCAAACGTAGTCATATTATCCCTCCTTTATTCAAGGTCTTTTATATTATTATACTGTAAAAATGAAATATACACATTCTACAAGTTATAGATGTCGGGGAAATCTTTCAAGTTAATTTCATAAGCAAACCTATCCTTTTTATCACACTTATCATTATATATATGAATATGAGTTTTCGGAGCGATTGTTCCATCTAAATTATCGTGAGTACCACCGTTAATATCTATTCTAACTAGGGTGTGATAGGTATCTTTGAAAATGATTGAAATTGAAAACCTATCTTTTTCTATGTTCCCTCTTTTTATTGTTAAAAAGTACTTTATTCCTAACTTAAAACTTATTATTTCTTGCCTTTCATTTATTCGACTAGCAACTATTGTTTTTAATTCATTTACATCGATATGAGTTTCTGGATATTTTAATTCATTTATTAATAATTTTACGTGCTCGTCGTCAAGACTATTTAAATCAAGTTTAGCCATGTCTGTTCCTCCTTTAACGTAATTTTTAATACTTTCTTATTTGAAAAAAGCAAAAAAGATAGGTGAGATGTATACACAACCAAATGTATATATTATCAATTTAGCATTCCACAATATGTTTTTCATACAAGGTATGATTGGATTTAAAGATGCAGCTCATCAACATTTTCATAGGGGATTTTTAAAATTAAGTATTGAAAAATAAAATATTAATATTATAATATAAATAAGTCAACGACCATGCGTGGACAGTAAAACGAAGTACATGCGAATGTAGTAGCCGTTTACTATGAGACTAGGCATTATAATTGAATATCATAGTATAAATTGCCATGAGAGTAGAAGCTTCAGTTTATGAAGACTTCGAAATCATGGTTTTTTATTTTTAGGGTGAACTTTTAGTTCATAGTAAATATATATATGTTTTTAATTTGGCTAAATCATAACATTTAAATTTTTAGATAAAGCTAGCGATATTACGAAATGATATATAGAACATTTCAGTTATAACAGTATACGAAGTAATCATCTCCATTTAACGGACAATAGTTAATAATCAGTTAATTTTAAATTTAATTATTGATTATTTGTGATAATACAAACATTTTTTTAAGATTTGATTAAAGTTCGTTTTGATTTTTATAGAGAAAAAGTTGAGTATCGTCAATTTTATCATATTGTTCGAGTATAAAGGGAACTATTTAAATGTAATGAATGTTGCGCCAAAATGACCGGTTTTCAGCATCATAAATGAATAAATTGTGTCATTTTTAATATTTTATAGCATTTTATTTTTTAATGAACAGTTAATTTTATAAATAAGTGAAATAATCTAGAATAAATTTGTATTAAAAATTTATATAGAAAGAAAGTGAAACTTATGTTTAAGAAAAAAATGTTAGCTGCAACTTTGTCAGTTGGATTGATAGCACCTTTAGCATCTCCGATTCAAGAATCTAGAGCAAATACTAATATTGAAAATATTGGTGATGGTGCTGAAGTAATCAAACGAACGGAGGATGTAAGTAGTAAGAAATGGGGCGTTACTCAAAATGTTCAATTTGACTTTGTAAAAGATAAAAAATATAACAAAGACGCTTTAATTGTTAAAATGCAAGGTTTTATCAATTCCAGAACTTCATTTTCAGATGTGAAGGGTAGTGGATATGAGTTAACAAAACGAATGATTTGGCCATTCCAATATAATATAGGACTTTCTACTAAAGATCCATATGTTAGCTTAATCAATTATCTTCCTAAAAATAAAATAGAAACTACGGATGTTGGTCAAACATTAGGATATAACATTGGAGGTAATTTCCAGTCAGCACCATCTATAGGTGGCAATGGCTCATTTAATTATTCTAAAACAATTAGTTATACCCAAAAGAGTTATGTCAGTGAAGTAGACAAGCAAAACTCAAAATCTGTTAAATGGGGTGTTAAAGCAAACGCATTTGTTACGCCTGATGGTAAAAAGTCTGCGCATGATAGATATTTATTCGTACAAAGTCCAAATGGTCCGTCAGGTTCAGCACGAGAATATTTCGTGCCTGATAACCAATTGCCACCATTAGTTCAAAGTGGCTTTAACCCATCATTTATCACTACACTATCACATGAAAAAGGTTCAAGTGATACGAGTGAATTTGAAATTTCATATGGTAGAAACTTAGATATTACATATGCGACTTTATTCCCTAGAACTGGTATTTACGCAGAAAGAAAGCATAATGCATTTGTAAATAGAAACTTTGTAGTTAGATATGAAGTTAACTGGAAAACACATGAAATTAAAGTGAAAGGACATAATTAATATGAAAATGAAAAAATTAGTCAAATCATCCGTTGCTTCATCAATTGCACTGCTTTTGCTATCGAATACAGTTGATGCAGCTCAACATATCACACCTGTAAGCGAGAAAAAAGTAGATGACAAAATCACTTTATACAAAACAACAGCAACATCTGATAATGATAAATTGAATATTTCTCAAATTTTAACGTTTAATTTCATTAAGGATAAAAGTTATGACAAAGATACGTTAGTACTTAAGGCAGCTGGTAACATTAATTCAGGTTATAAAAAGCCTAATCCAAGAGATTACGATTACTCACAGTTTTATTGGGGCGGTAAGTATAATGTTTCGGTTAGTTCAGAATCAAATGATGCTGTAAATGTTGTTGACTACGCACCTAAAAATCAAAATGAAGAATTCCAAGTTCAACAAACATTAGGTTATTCTTATGGTGGAGATATTAATATATCTAATGGCTTATCAGGTGGATTAAATGGATCAAAATCATTTTCAGAAACGATAAATTATAAACAGGAAAGTTACAGAACTACGATTGATAGAAAAACAAATCATAAATCAATTGGCTGGGGTGTTGAGGCGCACAAAATTATGAATAATGGTTGGGGACCATATGGTAGAGATAGTTATGACCCAACATATGGTAATGAACTGTTTTTAGGTGGTAGACAAAGTAGTTCAAATGCTGGTCAAAATTTCTTGCCAACACATCAAATGCCTTTATTGGCGCGTGGTAACTTTAACCCAGAATTTATAAGCGTACTTTCTCATAAACAAAATGATACAAAAAAATCTAAAATCAAAGTAACTTACCAAAGAGAAATGGATAGATATACTAATCAATGGAATCGACTACACTGGATTGGTAATAACTACAAAAATCAAAATACAGTAACGTTTACATCTACTTATGAAGTTGACTGGCAAAACCATACTGTTAAATTAATCGGTACGGATTCTAAAGAAACTAATCCTGGAGTATAGAATTGTACATGATTAAAAAATCAACAATGTGCAATTATTTCAATTATCAAACGGAATTAAAGAACTAACATAATTTTTATTTACACACATGATAATTTTTAGTTAGGGAAATGTAGATTGCTTTGCTAAATAGCAGGGTGCTAAATTTGCGAAAGTAGAATTATTTAGAAACTTCCAACATATAAAAAATTATTAAAAAAATGGAACCACGTCTTAATCGGCGTGGTTCTTTTTGTATATATAGCATCTATAATTGTATGACGGTGAAAGTTCATCACAAACTTGGTATTGGTAAATTTATCATTTTAAGTATCGGTGATTTAATTGAAATAGAAACTATTATCGAAGAAACACTATATAACACGATAATTATACGTTACTAAACTTTTCTTCAAGTTGTTTTTTGTTTTCAAATGAAAATACATCTACATTATATTGAGACAACATTGTTGATACTGCTTCGCTAATATCGCCTTGTTGTTCTGTAATGATATTAAGTCTAGCATTAGAATCAAAATTTTTATTTCTATGTACTTCAACATCATTCCAATCGAAAAGGACATTTTTTGCATTATTTTTATCGATTCGTTTAATTGTTTTAACATACTCTGTAGCTTCTCCTGGAAATACTGCTTCGAAACTATGGATTAACTTAGATTTTCCCTCTACCTTAAATTCGGGAAACATATTAGGATATATCTTTCTGTTTGATAGAAAATATTGCATCACTTCGTCTTTAAATAATGACTTAATATTTTCTTTCTTTAATATTCCTAAATAACTAATCTCGGAAATAGCCAAAACATAATCATGAATGGCTTGAGATAAGTCTATTCTATTTGTATAAAAGTTTATGTGCTTATTTTCAATGACTAAACCGTAATTTTGTACAATATTATTGAGAAGTTGATACTTTTTTTGTTTTTTATGATTAGTTAAATCTAAACCAAATTGTTCCATGTTCCATAAAGTTTCACCATGATCAGTTAGTTTATATCGATCCCCTGAAAAAGATATATTTACAGAAATAGAATCACCAAAATAATCGACGATAGGTGAATAAAATTCTATAGTCTCATTTTCTAATGGGATAAACTTTGATTCTGTTTGTAAGTAATCAAAATAGTCTTTGCTAATAGATTTAATTGTGTTGTCATGCATAGTATCACCAACTCATGAATAGATTAGTTTCAATTTTAATATTATCATTATGATTAGTTTTTGTATATTCAAGCAAAGTAAATAATTGTTTTACAAAATCAGAGCTATCTTCAAATATTTTATAAGGTAAAGGATATGCTTTCATATGGGTTACGCCGTCAGCTTTTTGTATAAATTCTTTTTCAGAAAATATATTAATTCTATTTCCCCTTATTTTCTCATTATTAGAGTTTTTATGAAAACCGTCATTAAGATTTAAACGTAACAAGCTATAGTTGTAACGGCATTCTCTGAAATTTATAGTTGCTTTTCCAGGTTTTAAAAAGTAGCTTAAAGTGAAAAAGTATTCAGAATTACATGATGTTATGCTAATATCTCCTTTACAATTATCATCTATTTTAATATTGTATTGCTCAAGTATTTCTTTACTTAGATTTAATAAATAATTGAAATCTTCATCGTTCAGTTTTAAATGCATTTAAACATCTCCTTAGTTTAGATTTTACGTCTTAAATCCTTGTATTATTTACAGTATTTGTAGTAAGTCATATTGAAGTTTTCTATAAACTTAATAATTATTTATTTTTAGCGTCATAATCGTTTAGCAGTGCATGACAATGAAATATTTATTAATTTAGTATGTACCGCCATTTTTTACGTTATTAATAATTTGTGATAATGATAGATATATTTTCATTAAAGATGTAATGGCTATTGTTGCCGGAATCTTAATGTTTATTTTGGATTAGAAGTACTTGGAGATCATTCGTGGTTCTATTTACCAATCACATATGCTACACGTTACGTTTATATGTTTATAGAAGGGAGTATACCAGTTACTTTAACATTGGCGATCTATATTATTATCACGTTGCTATTAGCAGTTTTACTCTATAAAGGATTTAATAAATGGAGCGGTAGAACAATTAAAGATTAAAGATTGGGGCGCTAATGGTAAAAGAAATTTAGTTGCGTTTAAAAGGGAGAAAAGAGAACAGATAAATATGAATACAAAATAATTTTGAATTCGGACAACAGGGGTATTAGACGCGATTGACAATGTCTGGTTAATTAAACGTAATGTTTATTTAAGCGATGAATATCAGGTGCAAAGTTTTTGGATTTGAATGTAATTGAGGTTTATTGATTAGACATTTTATTGAATTGCGTGTTATTATATAAATGTAAAAAATAAGACGACATGCGCGAACATGTCGTCTAAGCAAGCCAAACGCTGGCTTCTAAAATATTTTTTAACCATTCCAACTTGCCAAAGTTAATGCGGAATGGTTTTTTTATTTTCCACTATTTGAAATAAAAATGACGTTTTAATATATTATGGGCTAGGTGGTTTGTAAGAAAGGGTTAGTTATTAAGGTTTTATGAATTAAGGAAATTTGAGTTTAAGGTTTATTCAATTGTGATTTTATCAATGAAGCGTTTAGTGAAAATAGTTCCACTGCCACTTGTTACACCTTCTCCTACTTTACCAGTAACAGAAGATTTTGTATTGTTAGACTTATCATTACAATGTATAGTTACTGTTTGTCCATCTGTAACCAAACCTTTTTCCTTTAATTTAGATGTAAGTGTTTTCCAGCTATCATCACCATTGACTGTAGTATTAAAGTCATTTGATGGCACATTGACCTTGTTCATGTCAATTTCCTTAAGATTAGAAAAATTGCTTGGAGTACTTGAAAAATCATCATTATTATTACCATAGGCTGTCACGATATTTGAATGGCCATCTTTATTCACATATGTTACTTTAATTTCTTCATTTTCATTACCACTAATAATTAGTGCATCAATTAAAGATTTTTTAACTCCTAACCACAACTGCCCATTTGTCATATTTTCTTCTGCTTTAGCTGTTTTAACAACTTTATTTGTATCTAATCCTAAGTATGAAGAATGTAAGCCTGTTCCTAATGTTGTTAATACTAAAGCACTTGCTACTAATGTTTTACCTAAAAATTTTGTATTCATTTTAATTGCTCCTTTTTTTAAATTGTAAACGTTTACAATACAAATATAATAATATTTTTTAAAAAGAACAATTAATTAAACATCAAAAATTTATTAACTAACTATTAACTAAAAAATAGAATAATTTTTTAACATCGTTTTGTTGTTTTGAATTATAAAAATTAAAGTAAAAATGTTGGAAGTGAAAGATTGTTGGTGAGAATTTTGAGATGTAGATAAATATCAAACTAGTCTATAGGTAAAAATTTATAATTAATTTGAAAAGAATGTCTCAAATAATGTTTGAATCAGCAGGTGTCATATTAAGTAAACATTTTATACTTTATCAGAACAAAAAAAGACATGCATCAACATGTCAGTGAAACTAATCAATATTATCTTAACAACGAAATTGAATCAAACCTGAAAAACGTATTTACAAATCGCAACTACTCTATCCAAGTCAAAATCGCAAAATCTGATCCCCGAAATAACATATCTCGAAAAAAATTCCATAATTCAATCATCTTCAATAATTAACAATACATTACTAGTTCCAAATATACTCATACATACATGTTTCATTGATCGACTGCATATTGTCATAAATAATAGGGGAACTAATCGCTAATAATATTGTTAAACACAATACATAATAAAGTGAAAGATTATAAATACGTGAATTGTTCACCATTCCGCCATATATTTTCAATCACCTAATTTCCGAATAAATATTACAATTTTAATTCAATAATTAATATTTAAGCCCAAAATAATCCTAATAACTCAATTTTAATTGCGTGATATTGAGTTTTAAGCATATTTAAATAAATGAGTCAATTCATGTATGATAATTTAATAAAATGTTAATAAGCAGTTAATTAATATTTAATTAATATTTTTATATAAAATGTATATAGTAAATATGTATCTAGATACATTAACTATAAAAATAAATTTGAAAGGAGGTAAAATATGAATAAAAATGTAATGGTTAAAGGTTTAACTGCTTTAACTATTTTAACATCTCTTGGTTTAGCTGAAAATATTTCTGATCAGACTCATTCAATTGCCAAAGCAGAAAAGAATGTCAAAGAAATTACCGATGCAACTAAGGCACCATACAATTCAGTGGTAGCATTTGCGGGTGGTACTGGTGTAGTTGTTGGAAAAAATACAATAGTAACTAACAAACATATCGCTAAAAGTAATAATATTTTTAAAAATAGAGTATCAGCACATCATTCGAGTAAAGGTAAAGGCGGAGGAAATTACGACGTTAAAGACATTGTAGAATATCCCGGAAAAGAAGACCTTGCGATAGTTCATGTTCATGAAACAAGTACAGAAGGTTTGAATTTTAATAAGAACGTTAGTTATACAAAATTTGCAGACGGAGCAAAAGCGAAAGATAGAATTTCTGTTATTGGTTATCCAAAGGGTGCACAAACAAAATATAAAATGTTTGAATCCACTGGAACGATTAACCATATCAATGGAACGTTTATGGAATTTGATGCGTATGCACAACCAGGGAACTCTGGATCACCTGTATTGAATTCTAAAAATGAACTGATAGGTATTTTATATGCAGGTAGTGGAAAAGATGAATCTGAAAAGAATTTCGGTGTCTATTTCACACCACAATTAAAAGAATTTATTCAAAATAATATTGAAAAATAAGTACCATCAATTCATTCGTGAAGTTGATTTTTTAAAGAGTGGTTAAGAAAGCGGTTACATAATTAACTAAATATACTGAATTATGTATCTAGATATCAAAATAATTAAAAAAGAGGAACTTAAAATGAACAAAAGCGTAGTCATCAAGAGTTTAGCAACTTTAACAATTTTAACATCTGTAGCAGGTATTGGAACAACATTGGTTGAGGAAGTTCAACAAACTGCCAAAGCAGAAAATAATGTCACAAAAATTAAAGATACTAATATTTTTCCATATACAGGTGTAGTTGCTTTTAATAGTGCAACTGGATTTGTAATTGGAAAGAATACTATTTTAACAAATAAACATGTGTCGAAAAATTACAAAGTTGGCGATCGTATTACTGCACATCCAAATAGTGATAAAAGTAATGGTGGTATTTATTCGATTAAAAAGATTATTAATTATCCAGGTAAAGAAGATGTATCAGTCATTAAAGTTGAAGAACATGCAATAGAACGTGGTCCAAAAGGGTTTAATTTTAATGATAATGTAACGCCATTCAAATATGCAGCAGGGGCTAAAGCTGGTGACCGAATTAAAGTGATCGGTTATCCACACCCATACAAAAATAAATATGTTTTACATGAGTCAACTGGTCCTGTGATGTCAGTAGATGGTAGCAGTATTGTATATTCAGCGCATACTGAAAGCGGAAACTCTGGATCACCTGTGTTAAACAGTAACAACGAATTAGTTGGTATTCATTTTGCTTCTGATGTAAAAAATGATGACAACAGAAATGCATATGGCGTCTACTTTACACCAGAAATTAAAAAGTTCATTGCAGAAAACATAGATAAATAAACAAATTGACTTTAAACGAGCGTTGCAACATATCTCGAATTGTAAAGGAGCTTGAAAATGAATAAAAATATAGTCATTAAAAGCATGGCAGCTTTGACAATATTGACCTCAGTTACAGGATTAGGAACAACGTTAGTTGACAATGTTCAACAAATGGCTAAAGCAGAAAATAATGTCACAAAAGTAAAAGATACAAATATTTTTCCATATACAGGTGTAGTTGCCTTGAGTAGTGCAACTGGATTTGTAGTTGGCAAAAACACAATATTAACTAATAAACATGTATCGAAATATTATAAAGTGGGCGACCGTATTACTGCACATCCTAATAGTGACAAAGGTAATGGCGGTATATATACAATTAAAAAAATTACTGATTATCCAGGTAAAGAAGATATTTCAGTCATTCACGTTGAAGAACGTGCAGTTGAACGTGGACCAAAAGGATTTAATTTTAACGACAATGTAACGCCATTCAAATATGCAGCAGGTGCTAAAATTGGAGAGCGTATTAAAGTGATTGGTTACCCAGAACCATACAAAAATAAATATATTTTACATGAGTCAACAGGCCCAGTGACGTCCATAAATGGAAGTAGCATAGTATATTCAGCTCATGTCGAAGTTGGAAACTCTGGTTCTCCTGTATTAAATAGTAACAATGAACTCGTAGGTATTCACTATGCTTCAGATGCGAATAATGGTAACAACAAAAATGGATATGGCGTTTATTTCACACCAGAAATAAAGAATTTTATTGCAGATCAAGTAGAAAAATAAAAATATTAGCTTCAAACGAGCATTAAAATATATCCTGAATTGTAAAGGAGCTTGAATATGAATAAAAACGTAGTTATTAAAAGTATTGCAGCTTTGACCATATTAACATCTATAACTGGCATAGGTGATTCAGTCCGAGAAGAAAAACAACAAATAGCGAAAGCTGAGAAAAATGTTACACAAGTTAAAGATACCAATGTCTCTCCATATAAAGGTGTTGTGGCATTTAAAGATGCGACAGGTTTTGCAATTGGAAAAAATACAATTATCACCAATAAACATGTATCAAAGGACTATAAAGTTGGCGATAGAATTACTGCCCACCCAAATGGTGACAAAGGCAACGGTGGAATTTATAAAATTAAAAATATTTCTGATTATCCAGGTAATGAGGATATATCAGTAATGAACGTTGAAGAAAATGCTGTTGAACGTGGAGCAAATGGTTATAATTTTAACGAAAATGTACAAGCTTTTAAATTTGCCAAAGATGCAAAAGTTAACGACAAAATTAAAGTTATTGGATACCCTTTACCAGCTCAAAATACATTTAAACAATTTGAATCAACTGGAACTGTAAAAAGTATTAAAGATAATAATTTAAATTTTGATGCATATATCGAGCCTGGAAATTCAGGATCTCCAGTTTTAAATTCAAATAATGAAGTCGTAGGAGTTGTGTATGGAGGTATTGGAAAAATCGGATCAGAATACAATGGTGCAGTTTATTTTACGCCTCAAATCAAAGAATTTATTCAAAAGCACATTGAACAATAAACATATTTAAATTTACACCAAGAACATGTTGTTCAATGATTTTAATGAAAAAACATCGGTGAATATAACATAAAAAAACAAATGTCTATAACAAAACATCATGAATAAACAGAGGAGCACAAAAATGAATAAAAATATAATCATCAAAAGTATAGCGGCATTAACGATTTTAACATCAATGACTGGTGTCGGTACAACAATGGTTGAAGGTATTCAACAAACAGCCAAAGCAGAAAATAGTGTGAAATTAATTACCAACACGAATGTTGCACCATACAGTGGTGTTACATGGATGGGCGCTGGAACAGGATTTGTTGTTGGAAATCATACAATCATTACCAATAAACATGTTACTTATCACATGAAAGTCGGTGATGAAATCAAAGCACATCCTAATGGTTTTTATAATAACGGTGGTGGACTTTATAAAGTTACTAAGATTGTAGATTATCCTGGTAAAGAAGATATTGCGGTTGTACAAGTTGAAGAAAAATCAACGCAACCAAAAGGTAGAAAATTCAAAGATTTCACTAGCAAATTTGATATAGCATCAGAAGCAAAAGAAAGTGAACCTATATCTGTTATTGGTTATCCAAATCCTAATGGAAATAAACTACAAATGTATGAATCAACTGGTAAAGTACTATCAGTGAATGGAAATATAGTGACATCTGATGCGGTTGTCCAACCTGGCAGCTCTGGTTCACCTATATTAAATAGTAAGCGAGAAGCAATTGGTGTTATGTATGCTAGTGATAAACCAACAGGTGAAAGTACAAGGTCATTTGCTGTTTATTTCTCTCCTGAAATTAAGAAATTCATTGCAGATAATTTAGATAAATAATTCATCCATCCGTACTTTGATAAATGATTTTAAAAATTAACAACAAAATCAACAATTTTAACCATCTCTGTGATTCTATTTATTCGAAATGATTTTAAAAAATAAAACTTCAAAAACCTAACCCTATATTAATACGAATACTTAGAGGAGCAGAAAAATGAATAAAAATATAATCATCAAAAGTATTGCAGCATTAACGATTTTAACATCAATGACTGGTGTCGGCACAACAATGGTTGAAGGGATTCAACAAACGGCCAAAGCCGAGCATAATGTGAAACTAATCAAAAATACTAATGTAGCACCATACAATGGTATCGTTTCGATAGGATCAGGAACAGGGTTCATTGTCGGTAAAAATACAATTGTTACTAACAAGCATGTCGTTGCAGGTATGGAAATTGGCGCACATATCATTGCGCATCCGAATGGTGAATATAATAATGGCGGATTTTATAAAGTTAAAAAAATTGTCCGTTATTCAGGTCAAGAAGATATTGCCATTCTACATGTGGAAGATAAAGCTGTTCATCCAAAAAACAGGAATTTTAAAGATTACACAGGCATTTTAAAAATAGCATCAGAAGCGAAAGAAAATGAACGCATTTCAATTGTTGGCTATCCAGAACCATATATAAATAAATTTCAAATGTATGAATCAACAGGAAAAGTGTTGTCAGTTAAAGACAACATGATTATTACTGATGCTTTCGTAGAACCAGGCAACTCAGGTTCAGCTGTATTTAACAGTAAATACGAAGTTGTAGGTGTTCACTTTGGTGGTAACGGCCCTGCAAATAAAAGTACAAAAGGATATGGTGTTTATTTCTCTCCTGAAATCAAGAAATTCATCGCAGATAACACAGATAAATAAATCCTTACATAGATAAATGATTTTAAAAATTAACAACAAAATCAACAATTCAAATCATCTCAGTGATTCTATTTATTCGAAATGATTAAAAAAATAAAACTTCAAAAACTTAACCTTATATTAATACGAATACTTAGAGGAGCACAAAAATGAATAAAAATATTATCATCAAAAGTATTGCGGCATTGACGATTTTAACATCAGTGACTGGTGTCGGCACAACAATAATTGAGGGTATTCAACAAACGGCCAAAGCAGAAAATAGTGTGAAATTAATTACCAACACGAATGTTGCACCATACAGTGGTGTTACATGGATGGGCGCAGGAACAGGCTTTGTAGTTGGAAATCATACAATCATTACCAATAAACATGTTACCTATCACATGAAAATCGGTGATGAAATTAAAGCACATCCTAATGGTTTTTATAATAATGGTGGTGGACTATATAAAGTTACTAAGATTGTAGATTATCCTGGTAAAGAAGATATTGCGGTCGTACAAGTTGAAGAAAAATCAACACAACCAAAAGGTAGAAAATTCAAAGATTTCACTAGCAAATTTAAAATAGCATCAGAAGCAAAAGAAAGTGAACCTATATCTGTTATTGGTTATCCAAATCCTAATGGAAATAAACTACAAATGTATGAATCAACTGGTAAAGTACTATCAGTGAATGGAAATATAGTGACATCGGATGCAATTATCCAGCCTGGCAGTTCTGGTTCACCTATATTAAATAGTAAACGAGAAGCAATTGGCGTAATTTTTGCTGGTAATACTCCATCAGGTGAAAGTAAAAGAGGATTTGCTGTTTATTTCTCTCCTGAAATTAAGAAATTCATTGCAGATAATTTAGATAAATAATTAATACTTAGACATTCACCCAATCCTGACAAAATATACTATAACTAACATTTATTAATATATATTGCATTATTTAATATGCATCAAAGCCAATCAATGATTGATTTTCACCAACTCAATTGTTGATTGGTTTTATTTATGTATGAATGAACAACTTTTCGACATCATTGAGAATATAAATGATTTTGAAAGCTACAACATTTCCATAAAATTTTTCAATAACAATTGCGCCACTAAAACTCAAAAATTTCCACCATCAACATCAAAATTCTCAACATCGCAACATAACCAAATGTTATAATAAATCTATTACACAAAGAGATAAATTACTTATTCAAAGGCGGAGGAATCACATGTCTATTACTGAAAAACAACGTCAGCAACAAGCTGAATTACATAAAAAATTATGGTCGATTGCGAATGATTTAAGAGGGAACATGGATGCGAGTGAATTCCGTAATTACATTTTAGGCTTGATTTTCTATCGCTTCTTATCTGAAAAAGCAGAACAAGAATATGCAGATGCCTTGTCAGGTGAAGATATCACGTATCAAGAAGCATGGGCAGATGAAGCATACCGCGAAGATTTAAAAGCAGAATTAATTGATCAAGTCGGTTACTTCATTGAACCGCAAGATTTATTCAGTGCGATGATTCGTGAAATTGAAACGCAAGATTTCGATATCGAACATCTGGCGACGGCAATTCGTAAAGTTGAAACATCAACACTAGGTGAAGAAAGTGAAAATGACTTTATCGGACTGTTCAGCGATATGGACTTAAGTTCAACGCGACTAGGTAACAATGTCAAAGAACGTACTGCGTTAATCTCTAAAGTCATGGTTAACCTTGACGATTTACCATTCATTCACAGTGATATGGAAATTGATATGTTAGGTGATGCATACGAATTCCTTATCGGGCGCTTTGCGGCGACAGCGGGTAAAAAAGCAGGCGAGTTCTATACACCACAACAAGTATCTAAGATACTGGCGAAGATTGTCACAGACGGTAAAGATAAATTACGTCACGTGTATGACCCAACATGTGGTTCCGGTTCATTACTGTTACGTGTAGGTAAAGAAACGCAAGTGTATCGTTATTTCGGTCAAGAACGTAACAATACCACTTACAACTTAGCGCGCATGAACATGTTGTTACATGATGTACGTTATGAAAATTTCGATATCCGTAATGATGACACGTTGGAAAATCCAGCCTTTTTAGGCAATACATTTGATGCGGTTATAGCGAACCCACCATACAGTGCGAAATGGACAGCAGATTCAAAATTTGAAAATGATGAACGCTTCAGCGGTTACGGCAAACTTGCGCCAAAATCCAAAGCAGACTTTGCCTTTATTCAACACATGGTACATTACCTAGACGATGAAGGTACCATGGCAGTTGTGCTACCACATGGTGTATTATTCCGTGGGGCTGCTGAAGGCGTCATTCGTCGTTACTTAATTGAAGAAAAGAACTACTTAGAAGCCGTGATTGGCTTGCCAGCGAATATTTTCTATGGGACAAGTATTCCAACATGTATTTTAGTATTTAAAAAATGTCGCCAACAAGACGACAACGTATTATTTATCGATGCATCCAATGATTTTGAAAAAGGAAAAAATCAAAACCATTTAAGCGACGCCCAAGTCGAACGCATTATTAACACATATAAACGTAAAGAAACGATTGATAAATATAGCTACAGTGCGACATTACAAGAGATTGCCGATAACGATTACAACTTAAATATACCGAGATATGTTGATACATTCGAAGAAGAAGCACCGATTGATTTAGATCAAGTCCAACAAGATTTAAAAAATATCGACAAAGAAATCGCAGAAATTGAACAAGAAATCAATGCATACCTGAAAGAACTTGGGGTGTTGAAAGATGAGTAATACACAAATGAAAAATGTGCCAGAGTTGAGATTCCCAGGGTTGGAAGGCGAATGGGAAGAGAAGCAATTAGGGGATCTTACTACCAAAATAGGTAGTGGAAAGACTCCCAAAGGTGGAAGTGAAAACTATACCAACAAAGGCATACCATTTTTAAGGAGTCAAAATGTTAGAAATGGTAAATTAAATCTTAATGACTTAGTTTATATTAGTAAAGATATAGATGATGAGATGAAAAATAGTAGAACGTACTATGGTGATGTTCTTTTAAATATTACAGGAGCATCAATAGGTAGAACAGCGATTAATTCGATAGTTGAAACGCATGCTAATTTAAATCAACATGTATGTATTATTAGATTGAAAAAAGAGTATTATTATAATTTTTTTGGACAGTATCTATTATCAAGAAAAGGTAAAAGGAAAATTTTCCTTGCACAAAGTGGAGGTAGTCGAGAAGGACTAAACTTCAAAGAAATTGCTAATTTAAAAATCTTCACCCCAACTATATTTGAAGAACAGCAAAAAATAGGCAAGTTCTTCAGCAAACTTGACCGACAAATTGAATTAGAAGAACAAAAACTTGAATTACTTCAACAACAGAAAAAAGGCTATATGCAGAAAATCTTCTCACAGGAATTACGATTCAAAGACGAGAATGGTGAAGAATATCCAAATTGGGAAAACAAATTCATAAAAGACATCTTTATATTTGAAAATAATAGAAGAAAACCAATTACTTCTTCATTAAGAGAAAAGGGGTTATACCCTTACTATGGCGCAACTGGAATTATTGATTACGTAAAAGAATATTTATTCAATAATGAGGAACGATTACTAATAGGAGAAGATGGTGCAAAATGGGGGCAGTTTGAGACGAGTAGCTTTATTGCTAATGGGCAATACTGGGTAAATAATCATGCGCATGTAGTTAAAAGTAATGATCACAATTTGTTTTTTATGAATTATTATTTAAATTTTAAAGAACTACGAGCATTTGTGACAGGTAATGCACCAGCTAAATTAACTCATGCGAACTTATGCAATATAAATCTTAAAATACCTTGTCTCACTGAACAAGATAAAGTAAGTGCATTGTTAAAATCTATAGACAATAAAATGACTAATCAAATGAATAGAATTGAGTTATTAAAAGAACGTAAAAAAGGACTATTACAAAAAATGTTTATTTAACCCTGATAACAACTTATTAATTGAAATGATAAAAATCCTATGAATAAATTGTAATATATTAATATTGAGACTATTATAATTTGGGGTTTATTTTTTTAGAAGTTTAGTGAATCGTCTACATTTAGTTGGACAAATTCTATGAGAATAGACATTGTTAAACTAAGAGGGGAGGCGATTTTATTATGACAAGAGACTGAAGAGCTTTTAGTAAATAATTTAAATTAAAATAATTAAACTTTATGAAAATGGTAAGCTTAGAAACGAAATTATACGAGAAGATGAAAAAGAGTTAATAAAATTACGCAAAGAAAAACATCGATTGATAATGTAAAATGATGTTTTAAAGCAAGCAGTGCTAATTTTGAGACAAAAATTGAAGTCTTTCAACAAAATGCGTATCAATATTCAGTATCAGCAATGTGCAAAGTTCTAAAAATATCAAGAAGTACCTATTATGATTCTAAAAAAGGAGAATATTACAACTAGATACAAAAAGCCTCAATCACATCCAAGTAACTAAAACGTAAAAATTAATTAGATTAATTATTATCTGTATAACAAATGACCATTTACATCAACTAGAGACAGACTATTTAATCATTTACAATGTCCTATTCATTTTAGACCATGTTCAAATGAATAGTGTTTATAAAATGTTGACACTGTAGTGGCATATTGTAAATTAAATATTATTATGTGATCATTTTGTTTAAATATTAGTTATAAGAAGTGAATTATTCATTTTAAAAGGAGACTTAAAAATTGAAACGATCAACGAATCAAGAAAAATTTCTTGATACACTAATTAGACTTAATACTAAGATTGAAGAACTAGGAAAGATAAATATTTTATATAATCATATATATTCCGAATATTTTTTAGAGACCTGTTAAATATTGTATATGGGTATTCACTTGAAAATTATAATAAAAACAAAAAAAATGCACCAGCATTTGATCTTATAGATAATACGAATAAAATTATTATTCAAGTTACCGCAACGTGTAAAAAGCAAAAAATAGAGGATACTCTAAAAAAAGAGTATTTAACAAATAAAATGGAAGAAGGTTATCGATTAAAGTTTATATTTATTGGAAAGCAAAATAATAATATTAAAAATTATATTTTTTCGAATCCGTATAATATATTATTTGATAGTAAAAAAGATATTATTTTAACTCAAGACTTATGCGAAGAGTTTTTGAATTTAAACATAAATGATCAAGATCGCGCTATAGAATTATTAAAAAAAGAATTATCTCCACTTTTATTTGAAGATTCTTTGTCATATTTAAAAGAAGAATTTATTAATGAAAAATTAGAATTTAATATATCGAATTTAGCTTCACGATATACTGCGAATAATGATGTCGATACTATTAATAATAGAATTATAGAAGGTATTTCTATTACCAATAATTTTAAATATACTAATATTTCATATCTAAAAGAATTAAAAGTTTATATCGAAAAAGATATTTTAGATAAGATGAAATCAAAATCCGCAAAGAATATTTATTTGAATTTCAAAAAAAAATTCTCTAATTTAGAACAATCAGTCAATAATTATTTGGAACTGGAAGAAGAGTTTGAAGAAAAGAAAAAATACTTAAATGAAATTTATGAATTGATAGACGAAATTAATATTGACCCTTATATTTTTCTGACAGAACATAATGAATGTAATATATACAAAATAAGTGAGAACGAAAAATTAGAACTTCAAACTTATATGAGTAAAATCGAAAAAGTATTATTAAAATATAAAACGTATTTAAAAGAAACATGTAAAGAATGCTTGTTTTATCCTTATTTGTTAGTTCAAGGTGAAGCTGGCATAGGAAAATCACACCTTTTAGCGCATCTATCTAAAAAACTTAGAGATGAAAATCATATTATTTATCTGTTTTTGGGACAATTTTTCACTAAAAATGAAGATCCATGGCATCAAATACTTAATGATTTAGAAATTACAAATTCTGTTGATAATTTTTTAAGGGCAATAAGTAATAAGGCCGAAGAAACAAAAAAAAGAGCTTTTATTATTATTGATGCGCTTAATGAAGGTGAAGGTAAAAAATTATGGGGAAATTATTTTCAAAGCTTTATCAATCATATAAAGAAGTATTCTAATATAGCTTTAATATTTTCTATTAGAACTCCTTTTGAAGATGTTATATTACCCAAAAACGCAATACAAGATAACAATATTGTAGTATTTGAGCATGAAGGTTTTAGTAAGGAAGAAAACTATAATCCAATTGTATCTTTTTGTGATTTTTATGGATTAGAGCTACCTAAGTTACCTATATTAAATCCAGAATTCGACAATCCATTATTTTTAAAACTAATGTGTGAATACTGTGTAAATAAATTTAAGGAATTTGACCAAACTTTAAGTGTTGCAGAGCTATTTACAAATGTTCTTAAGACAGTAAATATTAATTTATCTAAGGAAGATAAATTTGATTTTGATAAAAATATTAATGTTGTACAAAAAGTAATAAAAGGATTAGTTGAATTAATGAACGACTCAGAATTTAATCAACTAAATTATGAGGAATCCTATACTGTTGTCAATAATATAGCTAAAGAGTATGTTCAAAAGTCAAATAGATTTTTAGAAGCGCTAATAGATGAAAATATATTAATTAAAAATACTGGCTATAAAGGTGAAATGATTATTTATTTTTCGTATGAGCGTATGGGAGATTACTTTTTATCAGAACACCTTTTAGAGAAATATAGAAATGTTGATAAAAGAGATTTAGTAACTAAATTACAGTCAGATGAAAAAGTGACAAGGTATTTTCAAAAGGAAGACGATTTATCTTATAATAGAGGTCTTATTAATGAACTTTTTATTAAATTAGCAAATGAATTTAATATAGAGCTATTTGAAGTATTTCCACAGTTTAAAAACAATTATAACATGATATATTCTTTTATAAATAGTTTAGTATGGAGAAAAGATGGTAGCATAAGTAAACATACTAAATGCTATATATACGATAATGTTATTCCTTATGATGCATTTAGAAATAATTTTTTAGATGTCTTATTAATAAAAATGCCTCAAAAAAACCATCCGTTAAATATTTGGGCTTTACATAAATTATTGAAACAATGCAATTTAGGAAAAAGAGATTTTTTATGGACTCAGTATATATCTATAAATAATGAAAAGGTTTTTAAAATTATTAATTGGCTATTTAGTAACTATAAGAAATTAGATGAAGAAACTGCGGAAAAGTATATGATTTTTTTAACGTGGATATTTTCTACAACTAATAATAAATTAAGAGATCTCGGTACTAAATCTTTAGTAAAATTATTCAAAACATTTCCAACTAAAATTATTGGTTTATTAAAATTATTTGAAAATAACAATGATCCATATATAGTCGAAAGATTATATGCTTCTGTTTTAGGGGCGACACTTCGAATCGACATTTGTGAAATACATATAGAGATTGCTAATTATATTTATGAAGAAATATTTGATAAAGAAATGGTATATCCTCATATTTTAATGAGAGATTATGCTAGGCAAACAATTGAATATATTTGTTTATCAAAAGATATATCTAATATAAATTTAGAAAAAATTAGGCCACCTTATAAAAGTAATTGGTATAAAGAAGAATATTCGAATTTAGATATAGACGTTTACATAAAATCTTTAAAAAACAATTTAGATAGCCATTTACATTTTTCTATCGATAAAATTAAAAACTCAATGACAACGGAATATGGAAGAGGAACTGGGGCATATGGCGATTTTGGCAGATATGTATTTGGTTATGCTGTACGAAACTGGGTAAAGGGTTTTAAAAGTGATCAAGACTTAAGTAATATAGCATTAATGAGGATTTTTGAAATGGGTTATGATGCAAAATTACACGGTGAATTTGATATGTGGGTTAATCGTTATGATAACTTTAATAATTCAATTGAAAGAATTAGCAAAAAATATCAATGGATTGCTTACTATGAAATTTTAGCTAAACTTGTAGATAAATTTCCTGATGTTCAATATTCTGGACTATGGGATGATTATATTAGAGATATTGACCCTACTTTACTATTACTTGAAATTGATAAAGAATCAAAAATACTAGTACCCTCTCCACTTCCTTCGCATCAATCGAATGAATGGGTAAAAAATACCAAAGTTTTTGATGAAACAAAATTATTTTTAGAAATAGATATAGACAATCATAGATATATATGTTTAAGCTCAAAGTTTAATTTTGAAAAGAGAGAGAAAGAAATACCATTTGAAGATAGAGACTCATGTTATTTCTTAGCGATGGGATATTTTTATAATAAAGAAGATAGTAATGAAATTATCAAAGGTTATGAAAATAATTATGATAGAGGTATTAATATTCCTCGAGCACATAGTATATATTTATATGAATATTATTGGAGCGAAGCTTATAAAAATTATAAAGAGGGATATTTAACTGAATCAGATGGTAAATTATGTCCAGCTATTAATGAATATTTTTGGGAGTTAGATTATTCTGTTAAGGACAAATCAATAAGTTTTTATATTCCGTGTAAAGAAATAGTAGATTATTTTTCATTAATACAAACGGAAGAAGGAGTATGGAAAACTAAATTTGGTGAAACAATATGTATTAATTCTAAATTACTCGAATTTGATAATGAATGTTTACTTATTAAAAAAGAAAGTTTATTAAACTTTCTTAATACTAAAAAATTGTCTATTGGGTGGAAAATATATCTAGAAAAAGTTTCTCTGCGAGATAGACAAGAATGGTGGTACAATGTTTTTTATGACGATGGCAAATATAATAAGAAAATAATTGAGAACGAAATGTCAAATATTAGGCGTAATTTTTAGATTAATCTATAAATTTATTTATGCTATCCCTCAAACTTTTATAAAAAGTAAAAAAAACAATATTTTATATTGAACTTGTGACGTGAATTTCTAAAACACAACCAACAATCCACAAGGAAACTAGTAAATAAGTTTGAATAAGATTTCGAAAAAGTGTATAATATTATAATTTGAAAATCTTTAAGATTATAGAAGAATCATACTGACTAAAAAGATTTTGAAAGTGATTAAGTATTAAAACACGATAATCTTAATCCACTATTGACAAATATGAAGAGGAACCACCGTTGTTTTTCTTTTCAGGTCCAATTGAATAAATGTTATGAATAGAATGGATAAAAATTTAATTATTTAAATTTTAAAGTAAACCGGATCATGATTTAAGGTTATAACAAAGAAAAATTAACTAATGTTAAAACCAACAGTCATTTGGATTGAAACGTTTTTACAATCATCGTTAAACTCAGTACGCTTCATTAATTGTTGATTTGTCAATTTAAGTGCAACTGATTATTACAATTTATCAAATGGTCCATTAGAAGGGATAAACAACAAAATAAAATTAATTAAACATACATCTTTTGGTTATGGAAGTTACAATCATTTGCGCAATCGAATATTATAATGTTCAAAACCTTACGCTCCAAAAAGTAAAAAGGAAGTTAAGCAATGTTTAGTTGCCTAACTTCCGATATTGAACGCATCAGTCCAATTTGACATAGAGCACTCTTTAGTTCTTGATGTTTCTCTTTAAAACCTTGCATATTTTACAAAAAGAAAAATTAGCAGTATAATTGAGATAACGAAAATAAGTATTTACTTATACACCAATCCCCTCACTATTTGCGGTAGTGAGGGGATTTTTATTGGTGCGGCTATATGTCACCTATTTTGTATTGCGTCTACTTAGCCAATAAGAAAAAAACGCAATGGCACAGCCACTGATGACTGGTGCTATGATGTGAACGAAAATAAGCATCACCTTATACACCTCCTCTCTGCGTCTAAATTGACGTCTGAGAGATATGCGACTCTACTATTATATCATCTAATTGGACAAATTCTATGAGAGTAGATTTTGTTAATTTAAGAAAGAAGAACATTTAGTTCAGAGTTTAAGTTATAAATGGTTAGATGATATGAAAATGGTAAGCCAAGAAATGAAATTATACACGAGTATGATTTAACACCTTTGACGTTAGGAAAAATAGTATTTTCATTTCGCCATTTTCCTACATTTTATAACCGCCATATATAACAGCGTTATTTTATGTATTTATAATTATGTCAAGCAAATAATTTTTAAAAGTATTTTGAAACAACGTTTCATGAGGGGCGTAAACGGAACATAGAAAAAAGATAGCATGTCAAAGTGAATTGTTTTTTGAAATCTAAAATCTATAAGAAATAAATACTAAACTTTGGGGGTTAAAATGAAAAAGAGATATGTATTTGTGGTAGTTGTTGTATTATTAATAGTACTAATTGTTATTGCATACGCGTTTCACAAAAGTAAAAAAGAACATTATATTGAGACACAAGAAAAGCGAATCGATTTGTATTTTAAGCATAACCTGAATCACTATAAGTCTATGAAGATAACAAAGTTTCAAAAAAGCCCGGTGAATGCTTACTTTATTAAAGGATATATAAATAATGATAAACAATATAAATTTCAGGCATATATAAATACAGGAGATGAAGGAAATCAGTTTAATAGTAGCATAGGATATAAGGAAGAAAAAATAGGGCAATTATTGAAAGAGAAAGATGCTAAAGACCGATTAACAGTGGATGAAATAATTGAAAAAGAACACTTGGACAAAAATGAATATGAAGCGGAACCACCGTTATTTTTCTTTTCAGGATCGTTGGATTAGATTCGGTTGTATAATCTAATAAAAAGTGTAATCACCCTCAAAAACATTAAGGAACATGAGTATTTTTAAATAATCATTACAGAACAAACAATGTTTTTTATGATGATGACAAATATAATAAGAAAATAATTAAGAACGAAATGTCAAATATTAGGCGTAATTTTTAGATTTATCTATATATTCATGCTACCGCTCAAACTGTTATTAAAAGTTAAAAACAATATTTTATATTGAACTTGTGACGTGAATTTCTAAATCACAACCAACAATTCACAAGGAAGCTAGTAAATAATTTTGAAAATCTTAAAGATTATAGAAGAATCATACTGACTAAAAAGATTTTAAAAGTGATTAAGTATTAAAAACACGACAATCTTAAATAGTTAAAATACACATTTGTGGAGCGTTATTGACACTAGATGCATATTTTAGAAATTTGAAAAATATATTGATTGAAATGTATTTAATTATTGGTGATAAATTATTATTATGATATATTGTGTTTAGGGATGTTGATAGGGAATAACTTTACAAGAGGGGTTTTTACTATGGATAAGTATTCAAAAAAATTATCTTTATTATTAGCTGCTGGTGTATTATTTGTTAGTCCAATTTCATTATCTTATAATTCAGATGTAGCTCATGCTGAAGATAAGTTAGACCATTCTCAAGCAAAGGTAATATATTTGAGTAACCAAAATTTATTTGATGAACTTGAGAAAAAAGGTTATAAACTGGAAGATATATTTACAAAAGAAGAAATAAAAAAATATAAAGCTGAAGACCAATTGAGAGCGGGTAAAACTCAATATGTAGAAACAGGTAAAGATACTGCAACATTATATCTTTCTTCTGCATATACAAAAACAATAGCTGCTTTAGGTGCGGGGGCTATTAGCGTTATTTCTGCACTAACAGGAGGTTTAGTTGGCGCAGGTGTTGGTGGTTTCCTTGGATCTATAGCTGCATCGAATATTGATACTAGTAAGGGAATATATATAAAATTAAAAACTAAAAAGAATGCAGCCGGGGAATACGTTCTGACAGGAGAAAAATGGGGATATCAGTAAGGGTGATTTTATGGATAGATTAAAATATTCACTTAAAGTTGGAATTTTAGCATTATTATTATTTTGTACTTTAAATTATTTAGTTCCAATGCAAAGCAATGCTTTTTCAATAATTATATATTCGGCAATTTTTGCTGTGTTACTTATGCTTTTAGTTTATATATTTTTAGGAATTTTAAAGAAATGACATGAAACAAATTAGCATTGGCTATGAAGAAATCTATGGGGATAGAATTTTTCATAGCCATTTTTTAAAAGAGCAAGAAGTAAAAAATTGGAAAACCGTCAATCAAATAATTGAAAAAGAACACTTGGACAAAAATGAATATGAAGCCGAACCGCCGTTGTTTTTCTTTTCAGGATCGCTGGATTAGATTCGGTTGTATGGTGTAATAAAAATTATTATTATCCTCACAATCATTAAAGGACAAGAGTATTAAAAAAAACATTACATAACATACAAAAAGTGAGTATTACGAATACCAAAATTAATAATACTCGCTTTTTTTGTATATATAATTGATTAAAACTATTGCTATACAGATAAACAGAACAATCTCTAAATTTAATAAAATAAACTCTTTTGACCATATATCAGATGTCGACTTATTAAATAGATTTAGGAAATTTCCAACAGGCGGTATAAAAAACAGCAAGAACTTTAGCACTGGATAGCTTTGAACTATCGCAAATTTAATTATTGATATAACATAAATCAAGACTAATAATAACCAACTATATTTTTGTGAAAAGAACTTTTGAACAGTAATAAATGAAGCAACTAATACAGCAATCATTACTATAATTAAATGTAAATAAATGCTGAGTATTATGGTATAAAGATCAAATGATTCTGAAAAACTATTAGTAATAATTGGATATAAAATTGAAAACATAACCAATGGGATTGATGACAGGAAAGAAAATAACATTTTGTAATTTAGATATTTTAATTTACTGTCTAATTGAATAAAAAGCATATGTTTTTCTTGTATAGAATCTAAATTGAAATTTATAATTGTTAGCCAGGATAAAGTGGCATAAAGTAATATCATTGAACTAGCATAACTAGGCAATATCATCTGGTTTTTATAAAAATAAAAAAGCATTATCACAATGATAAAAAAAGCGTACGGAGGGATGAACGAATAAGATCGAAATAATTTTATATTTTGATATTTTATAAATGGCATAGATTCTCATCCTTACTTATTACTTTATAAACAGTTAAATTATTTTTAATTAGTGTTAACAATGTAATATTGGTTTTAGAAAAAGGTACAATAATTTTTGCTCTATTATTTTCATTTTCTTTTGTTATTTGAAAACTAAAGTTTAATGTTTGAATTGCTTTTTCAAAGTCTGCATTTGAAAAGTCGATAATAGTAACCTCTGTTGTTTTATTAAAATATTGCTTAGAAAAAGCATTGGATTTTAAGTCGAATGTATGAGTAATAATTTTTTTGTTTATATCGTATTCATGAGAAGAGATAATAATAGTTGCTTTACTTTTAATCTCACACAAATAATTAGCTAAAAAGTCAATGGAATCTTTATCTAGTCCTGAAAATGGTTCGTCCAAAATGTAAATATCCGCAGGTTTAACTAAGCATTGGATTATATTAATTTTTTGTCGAGTACCCTTAGAACAATTTTTTACTTTGAAATTTAAAAATTGTTTAAGACTGAAATTTGAAACGAGATGACTAATTAGTTTTGAATTTGAAGGTAATTTATAAATTTTTTTCAAATAATTAAAGTATTCATCTAAAGTCAGGTTTATAGAGATAGGAAATTGATCTGGTGCAAAACTCACTACGCCATTAGATATTAATTTTCCACTAGTTGGTTTATATAAATTGGCAATTAATTTCAATGTTACACTTTTTCCTGAGCCATTATATCCATCAATTAATGTAATAGAATTTTTGGGTATAGTTAAATTTAGATTATTAAGTATAGTATTTCCGTTAATTGCTTTTTTTACATTATTTAAAATAACAATTCCCGTAGCCAATTAAAAAACCTCCATTTAATTCTAGACTGCTATTACTTGAAAATGAATAAAAAGTTGAAAAGTAAAGTACTTAAATCTATAGTTACAAAAATTCAAAATAGATACAACAAAAAGGTATTATATTTAATGATTTAACAAAGGCTTAAAATATATTATCTATTAAAAAATAATGGGTAATTGATATATATAATTGATTAAAACTTAAATGTTAATTCTAATTAAGGGAATACAATTCAAGACCATGCAAACTCATTTATAAACATTGTCCGTTTATAGATAGGTATGCGTGGTCTATTTTTATAAAATATATTTAATTACAGGTTTAAACATCTATAACAAAATCTCAACAGCAAAAAATAAATCTCCATTAATCATTTATCTAGACTCAAGGAAATCATATATTTCTATTCCTTTTAACATATCGTCAATTTTAATGAGTAATTTCTCTACTAATATTCCAGGCAGATAGGCACGTGCTTTGGTGGCTTGCATCCATGCTGGTTTTGGATTATATTCGCCAATGTACCAATCAATGACTGTTGGTTTGATCATTTGACATAATCCAGCCACGCCAAATTGGCCATTGGATTCTTTTGTAATAATTGCATGTAAAATTAAATGCTCGATTAAATCGCAGTAAACTAAGTTTTCTTTCTTTTGATAATTGTATGAGTACTTAAATTCGGAAATGAATCTTAGGTCAGATAAGTTTTGGAATTTGTCCTCGCTTATGTGATGACAATATAATCCTTCGCTAGCTCTAGTGTATTTTCCTTTTGAAATACTTTTGATTTCTCCATTTAAAAATCGTGTGTATGATTTTTCCTTATAATAGTCATCGGTTACAGCGCCATATTTATTTAAAAGGTATGCTACAGCTTGCGAGTAAGTAACGTCTAATAATTGACTATATTCATTATATTTAGCTGTATATTCGTTTTTCTCCATTTCAATATACCTCTTTTCAAACTTTATAAAATGAAATACTTGTAATTTAGAAAGAATAAAATCAATATCCACATAGTTACGTTCGACTTTTATATGTCTATTTCTTTTGCATAATGCGCCAATTGATTAATATTTTGTCATTGAATTCTACATTTTTGTATTGTTTTAATAGTTCTTCAGTTCTTTGTAAACAGACTGTAACTGTATCATCAATTGATAAATTAAATGCTGCAAAGTCTTCTAACTCTGTCCCTTTGTGAATTAAATCGATAATGTCTGGTTTCACACCTAGGGAAGAGAGTGTTTCCATCATATAAGGTGTAAAGAGCGTATGCTCTGCATTGTCGATTGAAATAATACCGAGTTTAAGTTGATTAAAAAGACCATGCATAGTCATTAAGGTGTATTTTTCAAGTTGTTGTATATTTTCAAATGTTATCAT